GAACGTGACTTCCGTTGCTTTGCTGCTATGGCAGAGACACGTCCTGCAGTGCGGGAAGCACGTTGGTACAACTGGGATTTACTGCGTGAAACCATCCACATGAATGGGAACCAAGCTGTGTTGTTGCGCGACTTGATCGACCTGTCACTCCTGATGCAACCGCCTAAAGAACTGATTCGTATCCATGAATCAGGTGACTTCTGGACTGAGAACTACATGAAGGCTTGGATCATGGTGGCCCAAAGCAGGCCACAACAGAAGTTCTATGCATTTACAAAATCATTAGGAATGTGGTACAACTTGCGCGACATGATCCCATCCAACTTTTATCTCACTGCATCTCACGGGGGAACGCTCGACTACCTGATCGATAAGTATTCAAACGTATTTACCAGGGTTGCTCACGTTGTTTACACAGAAGATCAAGCCGCAAAGCTTGGTCTTGAAATTGACCATGACGACAGCCATTGTCTTGGTAATAAGCCATTTGCATTGCTAGTTCATGGATCACAACGTGCTGGCAGCGAAGCAAGTCAAGCAATATCTCAACGTAAGAAAGAAGGTGGATTTGTTGGATACGGCAAATCAAACAAGAAATAATTCTGTAGACACTTGCGGATCAAATGAAATCAGATAACATCTGTCTGTCTTTCATTTGATCCATGAGTTACGTCATTGCTTGTTGGCGGTGGGGCACACCACATGCCATTACTGCCAACAACGAAACAAATAAATTTGAATTGATTCCACTAGACTCTGATGTAGCTTTAAACAAGATTTTTTCTCATCCGTATCGTGCGGGTGCACAACAAATCTTGACGTGGATCAACAGCAATGACGAAGACCTTGCCTGTAAAGAACTCTCAATTCAAGATGAGTCCCGTTTCCGCAAATGATAAGTACTTAATCTTTGACCTTGAAAGCGACGGCCTTTATGACAAAGTTACAAAAATTTACTGCATTGTTATCCATGACATTGCAACCAAACAAACTTTTTCTTACGGGCCTGATTGCATTGCTGATGCTCTTGCTCATCTGGCAACCGCTGATGTTTTAATTGGTCATAACATCATCTTCTACGATTGCCCTGTGCTTGAGAAGTTACATGACTTCAAAAGCAATGCACAAATCATTGACACTCTTATCTGCACACGATTGATCTGGCCTAAGGAGAAACTCTATGACCTTGACACGGAACAATATCCGCAGGTTCCAGCGAAGAACCGTGGATCCGCATCACTTAAGGCTTGGGGATGGAGACTGGCCGATCATAAGATCGACTTCAAAGACTTCTCCCAATATTCTGAAGAGATGTTGGAATACTGCAAACAAGACGTTGCAGTCACGACAAAACTTTGGGAACACATCAGTGTTCAAAACTATCCGCAACCAGCTCTTAAATTGGAGCACGACTTTGCGTTGGCAATTAATAGACAAGTTAGATCGGGTTTTCCTTTTGATATGGATGCAGCTCTTGATCTCATGGATGATCTACGAACAAAACAAACAGAACTTGAAAACAAATTAAAGGAAGTATTTCCTCCTATTAAGCATGAAACTGTATTTATTCCAAAAGTAAACAATGCTAAAAGAGGTTATGTCAAAGGCCAGCCATTCACCAAAGTTAGTTATGAAGAATTCAATCCTGGATCTCGTGATCAAATCGTTGATCGACTCAAGAACAAATATGGATGGACACCTGAAAAGACAACTGAAAAAGGAAATCCAATTCTTAATGATGAAGTTATAGAACAACTGCCCTATCCAGAAGCAAAACCTTTAGCTGAATACATGCTGGTCAAGAAACGTCTTGGTCAGCTTTCAGAAGGCAACAACTCTTGGCGTAATCTTTACAACAATGACACTGGTTGTATCCACGGTGATGTTACTACTAACGGTTGCATTACTGGGCGCTGTTCACACCGCAATCCAAATATGGGTCAAGTCCCAGCAGCTTACTCACCCTATGGAAAAGAATGCAGAAGTTTGTTCTCTGCTGTTAACGGGTGGAACCTCATTGGTGTTGACGCTAAAGCACTTGAACTACGTTGCCTTGCTGGATACCTTGCCCTCTGGGACAACGGAGAATACGCTGCTTTGGTGACTGATGATACGGTTGACATTCACGAATACAACCGACAACAGTTTGGCGTGGCCACCAGAGATATTAGTAAGCGTTTGTTATATGGAATGTTGTATGGATGTGGTGCAGTTAAAGCCGGTACTATTATTGATCCGAATGAAAAAGATGAATTTGTTCTGCGCAAACTAGGAAGAACTGCAATCGATTCATTCATGGATGGTGTGCCAGCATTGAGAGAACTGCGGGAAAAATTAAATAAGAATCTTACTAAAAACAATTGTTTGTATGGATTAGACAAAAGAATTCTTTATTGTCGATCTGATTTCAAAGCACTAAATGTTTTGTTGCAATCAGCTGGTGCAATCATCATGAAGCAAGTTGTAATTAATCTGCATCAAAACGTTGAAGAAACTGGTCTTGTTTATGGGGTTGACTGGGTTCAACACGCCATGATCCATGACGAAATCCAGCTTAGTTGCAAACCGCAACACGTGGAGCTGGTGAAAGATAGCGCATTAAAAGCTTTCCCGCAAGCTCAGGAATTTTTTGGGTTTCAGTGCGGCATTGAAGGGGATGCCAAAGTTGGCCGAACCTGGTACGATACTCACTGATCGCCCGTCCTCAGGTATGACGTTAAACTGCCTTACCACCTTGCTTTACACAACATGAACTTTGTCTGTGCCTACGCTCAAACACTTGAACAACCAAGAGAAGTTTTTATATCGGAAACTTCGACAGCAATGCGATGCATGATTGCATTACCTGCTGTTGGTAATAAAGCCCCAACTCACATCGAACTCAATCTTTATGGCAAGAATGCAGAGCGTTTTGCTAAAGCGCCAAAAGGTGCACACATTTATTTACACGGATCAACACTGCGACACGATTTAGATACACGCACTCATTCATTGCATGGCGGTAATGTCGCGCCTGCTAGTGATCAGTTTCCACATTTCAATGATGTGATCTTGACTGGTCGTTGTGTGAAAAATTTAGATCTCAATGATCCACGGGTATTTCGCACAACAGAATCAGGTTTAATGATCTGCAATCAAACAATTTCAGTAACAACAGGCAAGAACCAAGCTGACCTGTTCAACTTCTTTGCAATGAACAATGCAACAGATCGATTGAACAATGCTGAGTTACTTGCCAATATGACTCGCAAAGGTGTTGGTATTACTATTCGCGGTCGTCTTGTTACTGATGCGTGGTCTGATTCAAATGGTGAACGCAAATCTCAAACAAAAATCCAGCTCAATAAAATGACGCTGGCTCCTAAAACAACAGTTAATGAGGCCAAACCTATCGAACCACAAACAACAGTAAGTATTGAACAAGAAGTTCAGCCCCTTTGGAATAGTGGTACATCAAATCAAGTTTCTACTGATCCTTGGAATGTTACTTCTGGTGGTGGTCTTCCTGACCTCCCTGGCCAATATGGCGTTGCACCTGAACTAGACGAGGAACCATTCTGATGTCAACTCAAGCTGAAGACCAGTTCACACTCCTCTTTGAGGATGGTAAACGTAAAGTGTTGCATCAGTTCCAAGCAATTGGGACAGATGAAATTGTTGATGAGATGATTCAATTCCTACGTGGTATTGGTCATCTTGAACTGAACATCATTGAACGGATGAATGAAATTTCGAAGCAATACCTTGAGCTTTACAATTCCAATAAAGAAGTGTTTCTTGAGCTACAGCAAGATGAACTCAACGATGTAGAGTGATTTCCCGTCCTCTGGTAAGACGTTAAAAGGCCTGGCTCTAACTACGAACAAACCATGCCTGTTACTCCAACTGACATGATGAGTGAATCCTGGATGGATGAACTCGAAGCTGAAACAACCTCTGCCCCTTCTCCGAAACTTCTTAAGAAAATGACTACCAAAAAAACATCAGCCTTGGCTACCAGGGGACTGGACTCTTTTAAGATGTTCCAATCCAAAGAATTTGTTTCTGGTTATCAAAACCTTGTCACAATTCAACCCCTCAACAAATCAAAAGTCCGAGGATGGTTTATCCGTAAATCAGACCTCGATTCCTGTGGATGGACTGCAACTGAAGATCAGTTTCAAAAAGGTTCAGTTATCTGGGGCTACAAGCAAACATTCGGCATGGCTCCCAATACTTCAGTTGAAGAAGGACTCAACTTTATTGAACCTCGTGTTCAGATCTTGTTGCGTTCTCCCTTGATGGTAGAAGAAACTACTGGAATGCGCCAAACAATTGGAACGTTTGAGCACCCAGAAGTCAAAGAACTTTTTGATAATGACAAGGTTGCATCTGATCTTGCCAATAGCAAAGGTGAGATGTACAAACGTAAGTACAGTGTGCGCACTAAATACCTGGTCTACATTCTGACCCAGGACAATAAGCGTGCCCACAAAATTCCTATGGTGTTAACACTTAAGGGTCTTAACGGTACAGACGTATCCGATAAGGTAAAGCTGTACGAAAAGGAAATGTCTAAGTGCTTAAGCAAAGCTCTGGACTCTGAGGTTCCTCTGGCATTCAATGAAAAGTTTTATGCTACGACAGTGTTTGCTCCTGTACTTGCCAACGAAATGCGTGGCGCCAATAACGTAGAAATCTGCGCTATTGAATCCTTTGAAATTCCTGACTACAGTTCTCAGGATGAAGCGATTGAATCTCTTAATCGCCTCAGCATTCCCGATGAAGATCGTGAATCAACCTGGAAGATGCAGGAAATGTTTGATGATTACATCAATCAACACTCCCGCCAAGATGCACAACGCCTTGGTGGTGCCTATGGAATTAAAGAAGGTGTTGAGATTCTTCCCGTCTCTCGTACTTCAGACGCAGTAGATGTAAAAGCATTGCCTGCTCGTGATGAAATGACAGGAGAAGATCTATCCTTCTAACCCAGGAACCTGGGGATTGTTTACAGCATCTGGTTCGACTGCAACATTGTTGAAGATGAACATGTCTTGAATCAATCCCCTAATCACACCTTGACGATTTGTGGCGATCTGCGCAAGCAAGGTCGCCATTTCTTTCAATGTACTTACTGAATTACATTCTTCTATTGATCTTTTAACTTTTTCTAGCCAGAACTTATCATCAAGTGTTGGTTCAATTTGAAACTGAGTCAATGGAACGTACTTAATTTCTTCCATAAAGTATTAAGTTGTTACAAACTATTTTACTTAACGTTTTGATCTTGAACAAAACTTTCCATTTGTGTTAAGAATTCAGCACATGAAACCTGAAGAAAAAGCCGCAATTAAAACGGCTGGTGCTACTGCCTTGATTGCTGGTGCCTTTGCTGCTACCATTGCGACACCGGTGGCCTGGGCTGCCGTTATGCTTGGTGCTTACCGCATGGGCAAACATGCTTATAACCGTGCCAAAGAGGAGCGGTTACAAGCAGACTATTTCAAAAACCACTAACTCAAATCAATCATGAATACGCAAACTCAACTTGAACTCAACGCTGCACAAGCTTGTATTTACACACGTACTAACATAACCCGTGCTTATCAAGATTTTGATGACTCCGAAATCACTGGGATTTATTTGCGAGATGACAATTGCATCGTGGTGCGTCGCGATGGTACTGAGCAAACTTATTCACGGGACTTAATTAAAACTGCATACAGTTCTTATACCCATCGTCTCAAAGATTTCTTTTCGTATCTTGGCCCTAATTATCGTGGCCCTAGTGTATGGCATAACAATGCTTACATACTGTTTAAGGGCTGGAACTACTCACACGCACTCGGACATTTAACCTCAAATGCACAACTCCAAAACCACTGGGCAGATAAGTTTATACACGTATCCGACCCAGCAAAAGTTACAGCCCTCCTCCAATCTGACCAAACGGACATTGGGCATTTGGTTGCACCGGACGGGATGCGGCTTCCAAATCGGGCGATTAATCTTGATCGTGAATTGGATGACTCTGCCGAACAAGAGCCGGTGTCTAGCGAACCTACATGCTCGTGTGGGTCGTTTCAGCGTCAACTCAACAACTTATCTACTTTCCAGGAAGAAGTCCAGGGGTTTAGACCATGGTGCATCCATCTGACTTGGTTTGCCAAATATCGCGAGCTTCTTTGCAAACGAACTGAAGTAAGGAATGCTAGCCCCAGTGGTACACCTGACAAGTGTGTTGCTTGGTGGTATGCTCCTCCGACTGACCATACAAGTAATGGTCGTTTTGTTTTGTTGCACACCAAGTCAGGAGCCCAGGCCCCTCTTACTCATTGGCGTACGTACAAACCAAAAGAAGTTTTTACACAACATGATGCATGGGATTTGTTTTTCAATATGATGGAGGCTGGTTACACACCTTTCCCAGGTACTTCACTTCCTCAGCTCAAATCGGCTATTAAGAAATGACTGACGACATTCTTGAATACGCACGCCAACTTGCAACGCAACCCATGAAGATCGGTCACCTTCGCTACGAACTTGACATCCCAGAAGATACCCACTGGGAACTTGTCAAGCTAGCTGCTGACCTTAAAATGCACCAAGAAGACTACGCAATCAACGTTCTTATTGGCCATGTTGAATCTGAGTTGGATCGAAAAGCTCAAGATTGAATGTATTGATGAAGAAGATGGCAGCATGACCATTCACATCAATTGGGATGAAACAGATCCAGATTTGGAATACTGGACATCCCTTGGTGAAGAAGGTCAAAAGACCTTTATGATTGATGCACTTTACAACGCTCTTCAGTGCGATGTCGATTGATTCTTACGGCCTTTCTTCTGAGCAGTACACTGAGTTCTTCCATAAGAACGTACGGTTTGCTGCCAAGCTTTACCTTGACACTTGCAACATCTTGACTACAGAAGGTGTCGGTAACATTGACTTTAAAACTGTCTTGGATATGTACCAGGAAGCTGTGTACACAACCAATGACGACTGCCGGCGTTACCAAAAAGCAAATAACCCTGAGGCTTTGAAAGAAGCTACGGCTGACATCTTTGCTATCTCTCCTACCAGAGAGGAACTCATGGCAGAGGTCCAGTCTCTCAGTGCCAAGGTCGATGGGCTTACCGATTACTTTGCTGAATCACTTGAGGCAAAAAACAAGGGCTTGTCAGGCCTGGTAGACTAACCAAGCACAAACCCTGCAGGGTTGCCGTCCTGGTCATGACGTAAAACTGACCACACACTTCAACTTCAACTCATGTTCGAAACCTTGCTTGCCACCGTTCTTCCGGTGATGAAAGATCTTCTTTGGGCAGCGGCAGGTATGCTGCTGACCTACATGCTCAACAAAATTCAATCTCAATTCAATTAAACCATGTCACAAATTACTCAAACAAAACTTGGTAAACTAAACGTCTTTGATTTATACAAACACTATGCTGCTCTCGAGCAGTCTCTCCCTCTTCTCACTCCTGAATCCCAGGAACTGGCTAAAGCAGAGCTTGAAACTTGCGCCAACTTACGGTCAGAAAAAATTGATCGTATCTATTACGCAATGGCGTCGCATGAAGATGCGCTCGAACGCATCAAAAAAGAAAACGATCTCATTGTGCAAGCCAAGCGTCACCATGAATCCCAGCTGCGATCGCTCAAAAACCTGCTAAGTTATCTGCGTCGTGTCCTGCCACAGGATTCGAATAAGATCACCGGTCGCAATTACCAGTTCACCCTTGTTAAAAAGAAAGAGCTTACAATCGAGATCTCCTCGGACCCAGAGTTTTGGCACACTAAAGAAAGAGAACTTTATTGCGTTGCAGAAGAAGTCACCACAACCAAACGAGTTGTGTTACGTTCAATGTCAGGAGAAGTTCTATCTGATAGAACAGAACCTTCCACTAAAACAAAAATCCTCCCAAACATTGATGCCATACGCAGCGCCTATCAAAACGGTCAACAACTACCGACTGGAGTCAAAGTCACTCAAGAATACAGTGCCCGATCCAAACGCATCTACGCAGAACCCCGAATGGAACTGGAAACATCCGAGTATCCAGGAGAGCTTCTACCAGAAGATTGATGCTCCTGCTGATGCAGAAGATGCACGTATCAAGATGAACTGCCATCAACACGCAGTAAAAGATTTCGATTTACAAATTGAAATGAATGATCTTGAGATGGAAATGCTCAAAGATCACGGTGAAATCCTTCCCTATAACGAAGGACGTGTTGATGAGTTGGAACAAAAGAAGCTTAAACTTCTATTGGGTAAACGTTTTCATCAAAACGCTACCAATGCCTACTGGTATTATCTGGCCAAAGCGGGTAAATAAATTGGAATACAATAAGTAAATATCGCAAGGAGTGTCATGGGCGGTGATCCCATTTTAAATAAATTAATTGCTGGGTTCACCAACGATGGCACTCCCCTTTCCGCGACCATTGGCTCCAAAATGGAACATGGTGTTGTCATCTTGACAGCAGCCATGCTTGCTAATGAAAACCTTGCCTCCTCCATGGATGCGGAAGAAATGGTTGACGCTGCCATTAATTATTACAACGTCATTCAACAACGTCTTGGTTACTACCAAGAACATCAGGCACATTCCTTAGAAAGATTACTTGGCAACTAATTACTGCTACAGTAATTGCACCCTTACAACAAGGAATGGAACCTGTTTACGTACCAAAGCTCACCGTATCTTTTGCGGTAGATCTTGAACTTGAATACAACTCCTTTGGCGGCAAAACTGCAGATGAAATTGCAGTGGCGCTCCAGGACGATCTAGATGATTTATTATTTGAACTCGGTCACGTGACCGGTGTCTTTACCAGTTGTACTTCGATCCAGTTTGATGACTGACGACCTCGCAAAAAAACTCAATACCGCAGGTGCTTTTGATACCCCTTGGCTCAAAGAGCAACTGCAAAACTGGAATGTACAATCTGAACAACGCAAAGCTGATTTTATGGAGCATATGTATCAATGCTCTGGTCGAAACAACGGTTTGTATACAGGTTTGTGGCAGGCATTCTGCATGAACGAAGCAGGTCCTTTTGCTCGTGACAAATACTTTGAAATGGTAGAAGCTGCCAAATTGTTTCAAGAACAACAAGAACAATCTATTAAAGAAGCTGTTAGTGTTTCTTAAGCTTTACAATAAATAGACAACTGACTTTTGGCGCATCATACTAATGGTGCGCTTTTACAACATCATGGACTTTGTTGACATTGATCGCCCAATGGAAGTCATCCAAGAATGGCAAGATTGGTACCGAAAAAACCCTATTGTATTTGAATCCGAAATCAAAACAGCTAAAGAAAAAATGAAAGAAAGAGTACAAGAACATTTCGAGGACACAATTGCAGAGTTTTGTACAGAAATCTCTGGTAAAGAAATGTATAAAGCTTTTTATAAAGCTGCATTTGAAAATATGCAACAGCATGAAAAAGAATATTTAAAAGCAAAAGAACTTGTTGACATGTTGCGCTTTGGCAATCACAACCAAGATCAATGACTAAAGAACCTCCATATCCTGATTACATCTGTCACACTTGCGGAGAAACTTATGGTGGATGGTACAAACGTGGAACATATATTGGTCCTCCTCACCACTGTGCTACATACCATGAAGGAACCTGTGATATTTGTGGCGCAACTAATGTCCCAGTAACAGAGCCACGGGATTATGGTCACCTACGTGCAAGATGGAAGAGTGAGATAATAAAGAATAATAATTAACAGCTGTTATTCCAACCGCTGCAAGCATCTTGGGTGTTGGTAATAAAAGGTCGCAGGTGATGATGTCTATGCATCAATTGATTGGGAAGAAATTTCTCTTTGATAAACTAGAATTACTGATTAAAAGCTATGTATACTTCTGGTCTTCAGACGCAACAACCACCCCAAATGGGGGTGGAACCACTCAATACTGGGGTGGCACCAGAGCCTCAAGCTAAACCCAAGGCTCCGAGCAAATCAAAAGGTGGTGACGTTGGTGGGTTCATCCAACAGTGCATCTCCCTTTGTTCCTACCTCAAGGAACTTCAGACACAGGCCCATCTCATTCACCTGAACTACGAGGGGGGTAACTTCCTCGGTGTGCACGGGTTCCTTAAAGACCAATACGAAGCTCATCTGGAACAGTTCGATACATTGGGTGAGTTTATCCGCAGCATGGACTACTTGATGCCCATGTGCGCCAGGGGGCTGGCTGATGCTGGCCCTGTGATCCAACACGTTACCAGCTACAAGGGCACCGATATGCTCGCGGTGTACTACAAGAACCTTGAAGAGCTGGGTATGAAAACCAAAAAACTGGAGCCCATTGCTGCCAAGGTGGGTGCCATTGATATCCAGAACTACATGGCTGACCTCTGTGGTGAAGCCTTTAAAGCTGCTTGGTTTATTAAGGCTACACTGCGGAATGGTTGATGGAATTAACTCCTGCGGAACGCGTAAAACTAAACGCTGCAATTCTTAACGCAGCTAAAACTGGTCAACCTTTGGCAGGTGAACTGCAAAGTTTATATGATCGCGCTGCTCAATTTGAAGCTGCAAAACAACAACAATTAACACAACAAGCTACACAGTTTTCTGCTGAAAAAGCAAGTCAACTTGCAGCAGAAAACTATGCAAATAGAGGTCCGGCTGGACTATTAAGCCCAGGTTTTCCAACACGAAATGCACCTATTGCTTTCCCAAATTATTCAGTGCCTGGTCAACCTAGGATTGACATAGTATATCCCCAGGGTCCAACTAGTGATTTACCTGTTACTGACTTTAAAGAACTATATCCTAAACGTGTTCCTGTACTTAATTTACAAGATACAGACTATGCACCAACAGCCTCACCGTTTGGTAAAGAGTTTGACTTTACAGGAGCACCTGTTGATATCAGAGACACAGAAACTGTTTACGAACGGGCTCAAAGATTTTTAGATCAATATTTTCCAGGACAAAAACCAGGACAAGCTCAAGTAAAAAATCCGCAAACATATCAACCATATGGAAATGAACTAATTTTGCATGATGCCATGCATGATTTTGCCAATGTTGGTAATACGTTGCGCGGAGAAGAGCTAATTACAATTGCAGAAAATGTTGGTGCAACTCCATTAGGGACAAATCGTATTGGCCTTAAAGGATTAACTCAACAATTGGAGTGGCTTGATGATTTGAATCCTGCTCAAGCTTACGATAAGGCGTTGGATGCTGCACGTCAACAAGCAAGAATGGCTGGTAGAACTCTTGTTCAACAACGTGGTGCTGCACAAGGAAGTTCGTTGTTCCGTGATCAAAACAGAGTTGAATCTTTCTTGAGTCCTCCTATTAGCCAAGAAGAATTCAACACTATGGCCCAAAGAGGTCAAGAGTTTTATGATCAAGTAAATCAAAACTGGAATGCATTTAAACGTGGAGGTTCTGTTGAATGGGACGATGCGCTCACGCGTGAAGCTTTTACCAAACGCAATCAAGCCCTTGATGAATTCATGGGCAATAATCCTGAAACATGGTCCAATCTCAATCCTCCTCGTGTAACCACACAGAGAATTGCCGGTGGATACAGCAAAGGTGGCATTCCTTATGGAAACTCACTATCTTTAATGAATGCACCCTTAGTTCCTACAGTTGATCAAGGTCTATACTTCCAAGAACTACAAAATAAAATTAACCAAGCAACACCTGCTCTTAAAGCTGCAATTGAAAAAGAAGAGCAATTTTTTAATACACCAGAGCAAGTTGCTTTAAGGGAGGCACCTAAACAATGGGAGGCCAAAGCGGATGCTTTAAAAGAAATAAGCAAAGTAGGTTATTTACCTGAAACAATTAACAGTCTTAAAGCCCAAGGAATTGAAGTAGAGTCCCCTGAATTCCAAAGAGATTTGCGTGTGTATCAAGCTTTATTAGGGGATAAAGCTATTGGTGGTCGTACAACACGCGATGTTTTAGAAGACACCCTTGGACCTGAACCACGTAGACCTTATCCACGTACCATTGCGCCTGTTACTGTAGCAGTTAGTGACGTGGGCAATAGATTGATATCACCTTACAACAATCCAAATTTCTTTGAAGAAATAAAAGATGATATAAACCTTAAAACAACTCTTGGTGAAGCATTTACTACAGCGCGTGGTGCTCAACCTGGAATGCGCGGGGTTACGGCTGCTGCTCCATTGGACTTAAGTCAAACAGGAAGAATGTACTTAAATCCTCCAAACTTGGGATCGCAAGCTAATTTAGATCCTGTTAACTTTACTACTAACGTATTTAAAGGTGCAGGCATAGATCCGAGAGAAGTATTAACTGATGTGGCCGCTAAGGCAAAACAAATCGAAGCATACAATAAAGCTCTGCCAAACATTACGCAAGCAATCCGAACCGGTTTTAACACAACAACAGACCTTGCAGGCTCTGTTCCATTGTTTGATCCAGCTTTCAGGCAAGCTATTGAACAAGGTGATGCAGGTAAAGCAGCTCGTCAAGTTGCTACTGAATATGCAATTGGGACAGCGGCTGCTCCAGTAGTCGGGGCAGGTGCTGGACTCGCTCAACGTTTAGCGCCTGCGACAACTGCTGCTGTTCTTCCGGTAGCAGCTGGTGCTTTACGCGTTGCGAATCCTGTTGCTGTTGTTTCTCAATTAGGTGGAAGTGCTAAACCATCTACACGACAACAATCTATAGAACGTCAACAAAGTCCTGAGGCATATAACGCGCAAGGTCCAAGCGCAAATCCGCAGTTGCTTAGAGCGGAAGCTGCTCGTCGTCGTGGTTCCAGGTGGAAATTCCCCACTCCCTTTGGTGAAGTACGCTTTCCTGAGCTAGGCCTTACAGAAGCGGGTGGATTATTCTTCCGTTAATTAACCCAGTGCTCAAGCCTGTGGCAGTTGCAACATAACGGAATACATTTACTGATCTCATCCTCCACTCTGCTCCAGGCATAGCCGTGGTTCACCATGGATGAAATATTGTTATCCTTGTCACTTACGTGGTGAAATTCTAAAACACGGTGATCATCCAACCCACACTTCTCGCACTGCAGAGTTTTCTTGTACTCCAGAAGCTTCTGTCGATTCTTATTGATGCGTTCCTTGGAATCTCTCCAGGGCATTCATAGTTTTTATTCGTGCAATTAATATAACGCTTTTATTGAAATTGTTGATATCGGAGATGCAGGATTTGAACCTGCGACCCTCTGCTCCCAAAGCAGATGCGCTACCAAACTGCGCTAATCCCCGGAAGGGAGGGCGAGAGTGTCTGCCTACGATCATCTACGATGCAGCCGAGGGGACTCTTCGTTTAATACGACGTTCCTTGTCGTACCCTATCGGTCGTACTGGAATCGAACCAGCTTTCCGTGCATTGTCTGCCTGTCCTTACCAATAGACTACCGACCGTATAGATGGATGCAGTGTGACTGGCGTACCGACAATCGGGCTGTGAGTTAACCAGGCGTATCCAGACAGGGACTGCACCTCTATCTTATCTATTCTACACTTTCATTTGGAGTCTTCCAAAAATAATCATCACATTCACCAAGGCGACCCCACTTGGGGGCGTGCTCAACATCAAAGTATTGAGTTGATACCTTAAAGTCTGGCGTCTTTAACTCATGGTTGGTGAGCGATGGATCAACCATTCGACAACGATTGTTGGGATAAGCGCCAATTTGACCGTTGTCCAAAACCACAATGTTGTGCGACTTGTGCTCGTCAGGAAATTCCGCAAAGTAAAAGTCCGGTTCGTTCCTATGTGGATGATAGTTGTCAATTGTAAATAAGTATGTGCCCGTCATCACACCTTGCGTGCGTGTCATAACTTGGAACTGCATGTTAAAGATCAGATTCTTTTCGATGATCGTCAGACCATGATCGAATCCATTCCAGAACTGCAGGTCGGTTAACTCCAGGTCTGGTGTGGGTGCTTGTGGTTTGTCAGGGTGGTCGGGATCCCAAGCAAGGAATGCACTGATGGGGAGTTTGTCATACAGTGCGCCGTACTCAGTGAGATAGGTCTCGAAGTACAAAGCACGCCCAGTAAGTGACTTACAGGTGACCCAATAACCAGGTGTGTATTCCCCATGGCCGTCACGCAAGTCGCGTAAGTACTCACGTCTGACCCAAACTTTGGTAGGCGGTACGTTGGCAACAAGCGTAGTCACAAAAAATCCCGGTGTATCATGCCGGGATCATAGCTTCCTTCCGCGCTCTTGTGAGCACTACGTATTTGTAACGTGGAAGGGGTTTCGACTATTACCCCTAGAGCGGTATTGCTCCACGTGTCAGCATATCAGGATTTACTGTCTCGATAACGGCGTGCAGCACGTCCTGCTTTCTTTGCCTTCTCAGTGTTTGCTACGAACTGTTTACCTTCGCGGCTACCAGTTCTTTTCTTTTGATCAGTCTCCTGCCGTTCTTCTTTTGACAGTGAGGCCCAAGCTTTTTCGGGTAGGTAACGCTTGGTATATCCCTTTTGTATAGCCTTGTCTGCCATGGTTAATAAGGAACTGTTACATCTACTGAATATGGAGTTGGTTTCCAGGGCATCGCATAAAGTAACGCTCTTCCAATTGCAGTTGCAGGGCTAGCGGTTGAAGACGACGAACTTGTTTGAATATCGCCATATTTTCCTTGACCTAATTCATCTTTTGCAAATTGAGGAATGCTTCGATTTAAACTACCTTTTGTTGGGTTCCAAATGCTTTGTATTTCTTCTATTGCTTTGATTGGTTGAAATTTACCTGATACAAGATCAGGGTCTTCCGCAGGATTGGTCATGTCATATTGATCTATAAAACGAATTGATTTTCCAGGAACGACTTCCGCATTAAAAGATCCTAATGTATTTGTCACCTCTTTCCCAATACTTTGATTTTGATACGGTCGGTAAGCGCCTGACCTGGGAAGTCCTGGTCCATAAGCTGGGACAGGTCCTAAAACAAAATCAGGTGCTGTTCTATTTTTTCTGCCTTCTGCAACAACTTGTTTTAATTCGTCTCCTAACGGACTGTTTAAATTTCGTTGATCTCCTGTTTCAAGCTGTCTTTCTAACCCAACTAAAATTTCCTCGGGAACTTTAAAAGGGTTTGGAACCATCCCCCTTGCCATTGGATCAGGGGATGCAGCGGCTCTTAAACCACTTAAAGTAGAAGGATCAAGTTGTAAATTAGTATTGCCAATTCCTGTAACATAACGACCAAAAAGATTAACACGGTCTGGCAATTGATTCATTAAACCACCAGCAAGAGTCTTGGCAGTTACTGCTGTTTGTTGTTGTATTTTCTTTTTAATCGGAGAAGCTGGGCTTGCTGCTCCACCAGGAAGAAATCCTCCAAAAACATTCTTATCTACCTGGCCATAACCTTGATTAACCTGATTTAAAAACCGTTGAAATAATTCCATCACTTACTCTCCTTGTACTTTTTGGCAGCAGCTTTAGCCTTACCGCGTTTTTCATATTCATCCTTGGTCATCCACTTCTCCTTGCCCCACTTCTCCAGAGACTTCTGCTTTTCTCCCTTCCCACCCTTGTATCCCCCACCTGCTTTTTCATATTCTTGTGCAACAAGCTGAGCCTTGCGTGCGCTCCACTGGCCTGGCTTACCGCCCTTAGAACCAGCCATCACGCGATCTTTAATGCTCTCGCGTAACTCTGGCTTGGAATATTTACTATCATCCTGTGGCATCAGGATTATTATTTCGTTCTTTTAATATTTTAGCCCACCTACATGGTTTAGCGTTTTCACGCCAATTAGCAGGTGGGTTTGGAAACCAACGCCTTAAATCTTCAAAGTATTTTTCGAGGCGTTCATCCTCTGTTGGGCCGCGACGTTCCTTCATTCTTTCCTCCAAACTGCGACATCAATTCGTCGACATGCTCCAGAGATTCAAGTCGGCACAAAATATCAGAAATTGTATTGATAGTTAGAGGGTGTTCAATACGTGCAGAAAATGCAAGCGCATCACGCAAACAACTTGCTGCTTGCTCGAGAGATTCTTTTACCTGGGTGGAAAGAGACATTTCAGATTCCTTGGGTTTTCTAACTATAGGGCCAATTAATAACATGTGTTTACTTAACGTCTTAATTAACTATAAACTAAAGCGCCAAGAATAACCATCACATGCAATTGGTGTATTTGCTGCAAAAGAATGTATGGTTTCCCCTACATAACAAAGGTCATCATATGTAAGAGCTGGAGATGTACCCAAGAAGAAGACTCGCTTGAGTACATCGTAAGCATTTGGATAATCTTTGGCGTTGCCAAGATGAGCGTAAGCTGGATGGAGTAATAAATTACCAGCAAAATAATTACGCGTCTGCACACCATTTGTTTCCAAATGCTGTTGAAGTGCTTGCTTGACTTTTGGATTGTCGCAAACAATTGGGACGCCAAACCAAGATGTTTCAGCTTGAAGTTTTTCACCAATAATTCTTAATTCAAGTGGATAATCCTGAAAATAATTTACAATTGTTTGATAGTTAAGACGCCGAATTGTGTGGATTTCATTAAACTTTTCTAGCTGCACTAGACCAACAGCGCCTTGTAAATCAAGGGGCTTTAAGTTGTAGCCAATTTGACTAAATACATATTTATGATCTACAACAACATCATAATCTGGAAGCCATGTATCAAAGCGTTTGCCGCATGAGCCATTAGCCAACATGTTGCATTCCCCTACGCAATAACAATCGCGTCCCCACCAGGCAAACTGCCTTGCCAATGTGGTTAATCCAGGTAAATTAGAAGACACCATGCCACCCTCAAGTGTGGTGATGTGGTGCGCTGGATAAAAAGAACAAGAAGCTGCTACAGCATGCTCGGTCAGATACTCGCCCTCCCACTTGGAGCCAAGGGAATCACAATTATCTGCAATGTACTTCAGTGAATGCCTTTCACAGATATCGAGTAGACGATCCAGGTCGTAACAATTACCCAAAACAGGGCTACTAAAAACTGCAACTGTTTTATCCGTGATGGCATCTTCTACTTGCGAGAGGTCCCAGTTTAGGTCGTCCCAGGTGATGTCGACAAACTTGGGGGTCAAACCATTTTGAATGATGGGATTAATTGTAGTTGGAAAGCCAACAACACTGACAATAATCTCGGCGCCATCCGGCCATTCAAAATATTTCTTCAGGGCAGCGATCATTACCAAGTTTGCGGAACTGCCGCTGTTCACCATTAACGATGACTCGAATCCAAATTGTTTGGAAAACGCACGCTCAAATCGATCAACCTGTCTGCCAGCTGGAAACCACTTACCTTCTTCTAGGGTTTTGATTGCTGCTTTAATTTCTTCTCCATCAAAGTACGGTCCGGAGTACAAAACTTTCGATGTAGACATAGATCTTCTAACCCTTGATAGACATTAAATATAGGTTCAAAACCAAGATTGTTCAACAGTCCACAATCAAGGCTAAAACGTATGGCTTGATTGTAGTTACTCGGAGGGTCTACACGAAAGATTGATGCAGGATTTCCAAGTAATTCATTGGCATAATCAACTGCCTTGAATAATTCTGTTGCTTTGCCTGTGCCAATATTGTACGTAGCATTCAATTCGCCAAGCCCACCAACAAGGGCCATGGCACGACACGCATCTAAAATGTGAATAAAGTCTCGTGTAATGTAGTTAAAAACACGGACAGACTCCTTTTTCTTCAGGCGACTGATTAAAAAATGCAGTGCATTGCGTTTGTTCGTACCAGGGTCAGGCCCTCCGTACACATTGCCTAACCTGAGAATGCGATAACCAATACCAAATTCTTCGCAGTATTCCTTGACCAGCTGCTCGGCAGTGTACTTAGTAATCGAATAAAAACCACGGGGCTTGCAGTCGACATACTCATGAGGTTGCCGGTAGTTTGGTCCATACACAAACCAACTGCTAACAAAATTAAATTCCTTAACACCGGCTTCGCGACATGCATCGAGCCGACGCATTAACTCAACTAAATTTGTATTGACATCAATAAGGGGATTTTCTTTGAATGTAGCATTGTCCGTTGTACTAATTAGGTACAGGACACGCTTACTTTCAGGATTTAGTTGATCCCTTGGTATTAAAAGCGATGGAAATAATTCGCGGAAATATGACCCAATAATTCCGGTTCCTCCGTACAGACTTAAGTCCATCGTTGGCGTTGGCTACGTACAGGATCATACAGCCAATAATCAATAGGCAAGTCCATGTTAAATGGTGTCTCATACTGCTCTTGTCCAGGAAGTCCTCCCCACTTGGCTATGTAATAACGTCCATTTTCTGAAAAAGTTTTTTGGTTTTTCTTTTGAAAATCATTTCTACTTTTAAGTGTTGAGCTAACCTTATGGTTATATTTCAAAGGTACATACTCCCATTCCAAATCAGCTAATTCCATTCGATAACGATGGTCGTTATCTTCGTAATAAGCAGGGAAAAAGTTTTCATCTAGATAACCAACTTCATATAAAAGCTCTGGGGTAAACACCATAGAAGAGTATCCATTTTGTGTTTCGTCACAAAGGATACCAATAAAAGGACTCTCCAAACGTTTTGCTAATTTTTTTAGTTGGTTTGGTTTTGGATGCCAATCAACAGACATGATGCACCAATATGGGCAGTCAATGTTTTGTTTGATAATCTGGTTGACTGATCCAGAAAAACCCACATTTGTAACATTGTGGACGACTTTTATTTCTTGTATGTATTTGTCGCCACTTTTAGGCAAACTATTAATTGCCTTTAAAACTTCTGGATCGCCTTGCGAATTATCAAGAATAAAATAACGTTTAACTGGATAATCAATTGAGGTAAATTGCTGAAGTAAATCATCAGCACCATTGAGGATCATGGTGCCAATCATTTCAATTGGTTGTGACATTACAAATCAATTCGCAAATACTCAATGTCTTTGGATTTTAACTCTTCCTCAAAAGCATCAGCTTCTATTGTTTCAATATCGTCAAAAGCTTTGCCGTTCAGGCAACCAGTGCGGCAATCTTCGTCGATATCGTAATAAAACCTCGTTAAATTAGTGGACATGATGAGCAGAATAAATTAAATTAATGTACTTCGAAGCAAGGATAAAGGTGAGTACAAGCATTGCCAACCTACCATTAACCCTCTCGGCATACCAAAGGAAGTCGTCGGGGTGAGTTGGAGGTTTCCAAAATTTTAAATCTGGGGATTTTTCCAAAATTGCTTTCCAGATTTCAGAAAAAATCCAACCAAAACAGCTGGCGTAACCCTGAATCGTCAACACAAACTTGTTCATTTAAAAGTGTGAATAAAAATGTAAAGGTCTAGGGAAACTACTACTAGCATAGCGCCAAGGATTGAGGCAATTGCATATTCAAAATTGTCCATGATGCTACAATTTTTCTAATTCTTCAATGTTAATCATATATCCAGGGGCAAGTCCTGCGTATTTAATTAACGCATTGCAAACATAGGCACAATCAATGTAATGACCTATGGGGTCGTCGCTGTAAAAAACCTCAGTCATTTTTTTAATATTGCACAACATGGGTCTGTTTTCGTAGACAGAACACTTGCCGTCAACCAACATTTCACAATCGCCATTCTCGTTTGGTTTATATGGAAATTCTTTGACCAATGCTCCAATTGGTGTGCTGGGATCGAAATTACTGTTGAGTACTTTACCAATGTGTTTGCAACATTGGCTGCAACCAGTGCAAGGAAAGTCCGGTAAATCACTATTTTTCATTCGCTGATTTTAGCTGTTAAACTATACGCAATATACAAAACCGTCAATGGTTGCTAAACTAAATACAGCAGATCCTTGGATTAAAGCTAAGGATGAGCAACCAGATAAGATGCGGAGCCTTAACCGGACCGCAGCCAGAATTACGCTTAACGGAAAACGTCACTATACAACTCCGTTACCGACTGGACCTGCACCGTCCGTAACTACTATTATTAGCGAGACAGCTTCCGAAGCAAACAAACGGAAGCTTGAAATGTGGTCGAAAAACAATCCGGGTGTTAAGGAGGCTGCCGCTGAACGCGGAACTGCAATTCACTATGGCATGGAGTGCTACCTCAAAGGGAATAAAAATCCGCAAATTCCTGAAGAATATTCCGATTTTTGGTCGGGTATGCCATCAATACTGGACCAGTTCCAGGAGGTACTTTGGGCGGAGTCGCCGGTTCTTGATAAGTTTAACTTTACTATCGGTGCTGATGACGTTGCTCGTGTATGGGGTTGCGACAAAGAAGGACGTGCCTGGGCTGGTGCTCCTGACATCATCGCTGTGGTTAACAATAAACTTACTCTTGCTGACTTAAAGACCAGCGTCAAACCTTACAGTCGAAAGTGGCCAAAAGATTTAGAAAAAGGATCCCAAGAATGGAGGGATCTGCTTGGTGGTCACATGAAATTTAAAAAAACCTGTAAGCAATTAGCTGCTTATGACATTGCTATTGAACAGACACTAGGAATGACTGTGCAACAAGCAGCTATACTTGTATCGACTCCTGTGCGTACGCAAATTTTTAAAATCTCCCGGAGATTTTTGGATTCTCTCCGGGAAGATTGGTGCAAAATTGTAGAGGAATATTACAACCAAATCGAAAACTGTAATGTTTACGATCCTGATCTTATCTGATTAAAAAACAGGTTGTTGGGCACCAGGGTTTGTTGGGTAGCTAGGGCGTGTAGGTGCTGTTGGATAACCGGACATTGTTGGATAGCCAGGCCTTGGTGGTGCTGTTGGATAGCCAGGCATTGATGGCCCTGTCGGGTAGCCTACTGGAAAAGTAGGACGTTTTGGAGGAGTGGGTGGTTCTCGCCGTGCTGGAGGAGTGGGTGGTTCTCGCCGTGCTGGAGGAGTGGGTGGTTCTCGCCGTGCTGGAGGCTCAGGGGCGGGACGCCTTTCTTGACGCCTTTCTTGACGTGTTTCTGCTCGATTTGAACGAGCTGCCTGTCGAACTTCTCTACGATCTTTTTTGGGTACGCTGCGTACTAAATCCCTTCTTTGTGTTCCTTTGCTTTCCCTTAATCTTTCAATCAATTCGCCATATTTGTCAAGTAGTGTGCCTTGGGGTTCGGCAAAACCCGGTCCTCGAATAAGCATCTACAATAAAAGAATCTTTATTTATTTTAAACGGCGTATGTCTAGCTTTTTTTCTTCTCTTGTAAAATATTTTATTGACTGGTTAAAAAGACTATGGTTTGAATCAAAATTAAAAGCCAGGCTTGATATGATTGAATTGCAAAATCGAGTCGAGTCTGAGTTAGAACTAGAGAAACAAAACAAGCCAATCTACATTGAACATCCCATTGACCCAGTGCTCCAGCCTGGGGAGTCAGCAAAACTGGGTGGAGCAATCGAATTAAAAGCGCCTTGGTATACTGATGAACCGCAACCCCCAAAGTCCGATGGAATGCCGTAAGCGTTTAGCATGGACAATTGCCTGTGAGCAAGCTGTTGTAACAAAAGAAGACGCTGTCGCAATCTATAACAGAATTATGGATGACTTCAATTCAATAGATAAACGAAACAAATATAAAAAACTTGAGTCTAATAAGTCTTAGTGATTTAACAATATCTTGGGACTCTCTCTGGATTGGTCACCGTAGGATAAAGAGACACTCAAATCACCTCCATGGACATCCACGTTTCTGTGGGTGAGTGGATGCAGACTCTCCAAAGCCTCATGTCAAATGCGGCTGATGGGGATTGTTTTTGCCTGCCCACCACCATGCATCTTCATGCTTTTCTAATTTTAAAAGAGGACTTTTTCTCTCACAGAGACTTTAAAGTGTTAGTAAAACAGGAAGGGATTCATGACCAGTAAGAACCAGCAAGCTCTGAAGCCTGGAGAAATTAGGCTCGATTACATCCCTATTGATTGGCCGCTCACCCCGTTGGGTGCCAACAAGGATCCCTATACTGCTGGTTGGCAGAACAAACCCTTCACCGTAAAAGATATTGAAGAACAAATTATCCTTGGAAAATGCAAGGCGGTTGGACTGTTGTCTGGGCCTGTCTTTAATCATCCCTTCGGTTTTGTTTGGGTTGATATCGATGGCCCAACCGTTTATAAACTCATCGCAGAGCTATCAAATACAGATGTACTTAATGAAGCACTCCCACCAACACTGACTATTTGTAGTGGTAAGGTCGGACGAGAGCGCAGGCTATATAAGGTTCCTCGTGAAAAGCAAAAGCATTTTGTTCGCAATAAATATGCCTGGCAAGCCGAGGGCAACTTAGAAAAACTAGAAATTCTTTGGTGTAAGCACCAGGGTGTGTTGATGGGTTTGCACCCTGAAACAGAAGGCTATTACACTGCTGAAAGCATGGGATTTGAATGGGTAGATGAAATTCCCGACTTCCCAGACTGGCTTTTGAATTTGATTATTAATAAAAACGTTAAGCAAGGTAAGCCAGCCAAAGAAGTAAGTCGTCGCATCGGCCCAGGGTTTGCCATCAATACCGTTATTGATCTTGACCGCGACATGAAACTTGCGGTCGATGGCATGTGGGGAATGGGTCCTGATGCCGCAGATGACTACGACACATGGATTACCGTTGGTCAAGTTCTACATCAACTAGACGATTCTTTGTTGGATGAATGGGATAAATGGTCGCGTCAGTCTGATAAATACAAAGATGGAGAGTGCCATAAACGATGGATGTCCTTTAGTAAAGATGGTGGCCGTGGCTTGGGCACCTTATTGCACATCGCGCAGGAGCATGGATGGAAACCTCCATTAGAGCAACAGGAATATAAAGCGTTAAATGTCCCCGATGAAACTCTTGATCACGTGTCAAAACTTCTAGAAGAATTAGAAGCTGATTTGAACATAAAACCAAAGACTTCACCTGTTATTGAAAAAGTTGAATGGCAAGCATCTGATGTCAAGCCCCAGTCAAAAACAAAAACCAAAAAAGATAAGCCTTCCAATCCTTCTTATGATGTGATTGCTGATGTTGTATTGCAGCAATATAGAGATAATTTGCATTTCAGCCAGGCGCATAACACCTTCTTTATTTACGAATATAAAAGCAAGGGGCTATGGTCTCAATTGTCAGACACGGAAATCAAAGGTGATCTTAAAAACAAATTAGAGCAAATCAAAGATGAAATCTTGCCCAATGGCTATGGGATGAAGATGATCAATGATGTTCTTGAACAGCTCAAAATTTGCACCATCTTTGATGAGTGGTATGAAGGCAATGACTTACTTCTCTTTACCAATGGAATTCTCCACGTTGAAACAAAGGAGTTGACTGAGTTCAAAAAAGAACTCTATATGACTCAACAGTTGCCCTATGACTACGATCCTTATGCAGAATGTGAACCAATCATTAAGTGGTTGAAATCAACACAAGACCAGCACTGGGGACGTACTCAGGTTCTTCGTGCATGGTTGCGTGCTGTTCTCTTGGGACATTCAGAAGTTCAAAAGTTTGTTGAAATTGTCGGCCCAGGTAAATCGGGTAAGTCCACCTACTCCAATCTTGCTCATGCTTTGGTTGGGGACGACAATGCAATGATCTCTTCTTTGGAGCATCTAGAAAAAAATCGTTTTGAAACTTCAAATCTATATAAGAAAAAGTTGCTGCTCTTTAATGATGTGGAGCGTTATGGCGGCTCTGTCTCTGTTCTTAAAGCAATCACCGGTCGGGACTTAATTCGTAACGAACGAAAGTTCCAGTCTGGCAGTCAAAAGCCATTTAAGTTCAATGGTCTTGTCATGATTACTGCTAATGAACCAATTCAAACAACAGACCCTACCTCTGGTTTGGCACGCCGTCGTTTGACAATTCCTTTTGATCGCCCGTTCACTGGCTCTTCTGCAGAACAAAAAACACTTATTGATATGGATGATAAGGGCAAACCATTTGGTGAATTTGCCTCCATGCTTCCAGGTCTTGTGAACTGGGTTCTTGAAATGTCTGAGGCCGAGATGCGGGAATATCTGATGGAGACCAATAAAAAAGTTGAGTTTTTTGCTCGTCACCACCAAGAACAAATCCTTAAGTCCAACCAAATCATGGACTGGATGAGTCATTGTGTTGTCTTTGATCCTGGTATTTCCAGTGCTATTGGTTTGGCTAAGACAAGCGCAGGCACAACCTATATTTACTCCCATTGGGATGAATGGTTATATGCAAGCTACTGCGAATTTTCTCGTGGCAGCAACAGTAATATCTTGGGTCGTAGTCGATTCGAGTCCTTGGTAATGGACGTATGCGTTCACCAGCTTGGACTGAACGTTTACAAAATGAAACAAGCGCGTGGCATTCGTGTTATCAACATTGCTGTCCGTGATTCAAACAAAACAAAATATGCGGACTATCCGTCAATTGTGGAAGTTGGGATGGACAAAGAAAAATGGAAAGAGTTTTACGGTGAAACACTATTTAAGAAAAATGATGCAAGAATAGAAGAACTTGAAAAAGTAAATTGAGTAACGGGCGTCACCTTATTCTTGATCTCTACGATTGCGATAAGCAATTACTAGATGATTACAATGCTCTAGAGGAGCTGATGCAGGTGGCGCTGCAAATGTCTAATGCACGCATCTTGCGGATTATTGGTGAAAAATTTAAGCCGCAGGGTGTGACTTTACTGGCTCTGCTTGCCGAGTCGCACTGCTCAATTCACACCTGGCCAGAAATTGGCTACGCAGCTGTTGACCTCTATACATGTGGAAATACAACAAACTCACATAAGGCGGCGGAATTTTTAAAATTTAAACTTAAAGCAAAAACTACAGAAGAAAAAGAGTTAGTTCGTTCAATAACTGCTGTTGAATATGTATAGTATTGTCAGTCAATGAATTAATGATGACTGACAACAAACCTAAGCTTTTGTGGATTGGCGATATTGTTGCCACCACTGGTTTTGCTCGTGTGACCGAGAATGTTTTAAGCAAGTTAAAAGATAGGTATGAAATTCATGTGTTGGGATGCAATTGGCATGGAGATTACACGCCATTGCAGGAAGAATATTTCATGTATCCTGCCTCCAATCGGTTCCAGCAAGCCCCCTTTGGAGAAGATCGTATCCGTGAAATTGTTGAGCGCATCCAACCTGATGTAGTTTTTACTATTAACGACAGCTGGATTATTAATGAACAATGGCGGCGTATTGCCGATTTGCGTGACCAACTCAAATTCAAATTTGTCGGATACTATCCGATGGATTCCTATGAATGGTATGGCGTTCTAGTTGATACGCTTAACGATTGGGACGCGGCAATCTGCTACACCGAATTTGGTGCGCAAGAAACAATCAATTCTGGTGCCAGGGTTCCGATTACTGTTATTCCACATGGCATGACGCCTAAACAGTTCTACCCTGTTGATAAGGCAAAAGCCCGTAAGGAGCTGGGGCTGGACCCCAATGATTTTATTGTTTTCAATGGAAATCGAAATCAATTCCGCAAACGTATTGATATCACAATTAGTGCCTTTGCAAAATTTGCAATCAACCGCCCAGATACAAAACTCTACCTTCACATGGGGATGAAAGATCAAGGCTGGGATGTCATGCCGTTATTTGCTCGTGAAATGATGCGGCAAGGTCTGGACCCTAACAATCGGATCATTATGACTACTCCGCATGAACATCCACCTTCTGTACCAGTTGAGATGCTCAATACAATCTATAACGTAGCTGATGTAGGCGTTAACACTTGCAAGGGAGAGGGATGGGGTCTTGTTAATTTTGAGCATGCAGCTTGCCGTGTGGCCCAGGTGGTGCCTGATCACACATCCTGTAAAGAGATTTTTGAGGGTACAGGTGAGTTGATCCGCTCCCTTCACGCTGATGTTGACACCAATTTTGGTCGCATCATGCCCTGCCCTGATGACAACCATCTGGCTGCCATCCTTGCTGACCTATACGAAAACCGCGACAAGCTCGATCAAGTCGCACAGGCTTGCTACGACCGTGTCACGGATCTTTGCTTCGATTGGGAGACCATCGCCAACCAGTTTGATGAGACCTTCCAGGAGGTTCTAGCCAAGGCTGAGGAGGCTCCACGCATTGTCAAACCCAAAACCAAAAACAAGAAAAAGAAAAAAGAGTTAGTAACTGCCTAAACTTTGGCCAATTCGGCAATTGTCACCCCTGCTTCGGCGGGGGTTTTTGTTTGTCTTGCTACCAAGTGGAGCCTAGGGGTGCAGAGATTCTGAGAATGAGATGCAGAAAAACAGAGAATAAGTGCCGTACGTACCCTAGAGCTAGCAGATTACACTTTGGGTTAATGGTGTAATGTTGAAAAGTTCCGGCAAAAAGCAAAGAGAAATAAAGTACGTACACTTTGTGACAACGGCGTCATTTAGGGGATATAAAAGAAAATCAATACCTATTCTCTGTTTTTGTGTCACATTCTCTGTTTTACTGCTAATCTTCTCTCATTCGCGTTTCACCATGGGATCTCGTCACACCCCTCTGCCGCCCCTCTGGAGGCTGGAAGAGCTCTTCTCGCTATCGGAGCAGTACCCCAGTGGCCTTGCCCATAACACTGCCCGTGGTAAGCAAAAGCGGGGGGACCAGGCTGGGAGATTGAACCGCTCTAACTCCTTCTATTTGGTGAGCGTGGATAACCAGCGCTACTTAGCGCATCGCATTGTGTATCTCATGCGACACAAAACACCTATTGAAGGTTATGACATTGTTCACCGTGATACAAATAAAACAAAAGACAACAGGATGGAACTGATAGCGGTTCCCATAAGCAATCGTTTTTCCTGACATGGCAAACATCTACAGAAACATCAAACAATCTCTAGAGGAAACGGGATTTAGATATATAAAAAACATTGAGCAACTTAGTGATACAGAACTTGAAAACCATGGTTATTACAGGGGTTTTGTTTGTCCCCACAACCATCACATCCGGGATTCAAAAAACCACTGGTGCTACTTTTGCGTTAAGAAAATTCTGTCTAATGTCTGTGGATTTGATTTAAATTATTTAAATGTTGAATATAAAATTAAATACCAAAAACTCTGGGCAAAAATTGACATTAAAGACGTTGATGATTGTTGGCCATTAAAACACAGCAGTCGTTATTCTCCTCGACGCGTTTGCTTCCCTTCTTATCGCTCTTCTTATAGTCATCAAAAAGCTGAAAACGTTACTGCACATAAAGCAGTTTATCAATGCGCTTGGGGTGACATCGGCTCGATGGTGGTTACCAGGCTTTGCGGAAACCCTTTGTGCTGCAATCCTTTACATCTTATTTCCAGCTGGAATCGCCTGTTTCCACCAAATACAATTTCTCCATTTGAAACAACATTTGTTGCCGAGAAACTGATGGTTTATGGATCTAATAAAGATAATGTAGTTCTTACTGAAAGAGACTTCAAAAAGACAATTTCACATCCTTTACAACACAAAGAAACGACGGAGTAAAATACTAAATAAAAGTCAAGATAATGCGTGTTTCTCAATCACAAAGACAAAGAACACAAGACAGTCCCCTCGTTGTTGGTACTTTTTCTCAGCTTTCTATACGTTATTTAAAAGGTGCTTTGGGACCTAAAAACCAAATCGTCGGAAGGGCTGATACTCGTTTTAATTCCAATGGTGGTTTTGGCGGCGGTTCTTACAATCATTGGTTTCAATTCAACATCACTTCTCCTGCTTGGATTATTGTTGCAAAAGGTGGTATACGACCTCAATATATTCAAGTATCTACTTATGATTTGAATTTGAATCCAATTCAAGAACGCGCAATTTTTGATGCGGACAGTCTTGTTTCTACAATTGACGGTACTCCATACAACCCATATACGGGGCACGTCATGAGTGCTGGCTCTAACTTTTACAATAATTTTGATCCAAATCGAGTTGATTTGGGTAACAATCTTTATTTCCCATTGGATACGGGTTCATATCTTTTATGTGTTTCCACAACTCGCAATGAACCTCTTGATTATGAAGTTGCTGTAGTCATTGAGTTTCCAACTACTGACTTTAATTTGTTGACAGAAGATTATTCGTATTTATTGTATGAAAATACTGATCCAAGTTTTATCGTTGCAGATGTAACAGAAAATTTTGCTTCTAATGATCTTCACTCTCATTCTTTATCTGAATGGGTGACGGCATGGGAACGTGAACACCCACAAGATCAGCGTTTTCCAGCTGTCTTAGTTCCTTTAACAACACAGCCATGAATTTTCTTTTTCTTTTAAAATCTTTTTTAAGTCGTAAAACAAAATCGAACACTACGCAGCAATCGTTTGGGCTATATTGCAAAAATAACCCAAGCGCAAACGCTTGTAAAATCTATGACGTATAGGCCAAAACGTCGCATTAAACGTTTTATTTTAAAAACACGAAACAAGGAATGGGTTGCGGTTACTGCAAAACCCTGGGTTTATGTTGGGAGTACGTGTGTATGGCTTGTTGTTTTAGGTGTCAGTAAATCGCGTCGACAGTTGAGCGACTGGTTGCATAGTCGTAATACAAAACGATCTCGCAAATTAAAACATACAATGTCGGGTCACTCTGGAACAAAACCGCTGACCTGGGCCTTTACCAAGTTGAAAGATTTTCAAGAACACATTCCTTGGTATGACGGTTTATGGTTTTGGTTTGATGCTATAGAAAAAGATAAACAAAGACGTGTTTATTTGAAATGGTTTGAAAAAAAGGGAATGAAAGATTGGCAATATATAGTTTCTGCCGATTCATTTTACTACTTTAAAGATCCAGCGGTAGAATACAAGAAACTCCTGGAGAGTCATGGACCATCTTAATCAGTATTTAGAAGTTGCGCTTGCTATTCATGCGGCTGCTTCCGCCATTGTGGCACTTACTCCTACGCCAGCAGATGATAAGCTTGTTGGTAAGCTGTACAAATTGATTGAAATTGCAGCCCTTGTTATTGGGCGTGCAAAACAACGCTGATTAATCTGGAAGGGGCTGAAACCAAAAACAGACTCCTCCCCTTTTTTCAACCCAATCTCTTGTTGCGTACGCTTCTGCTTTTGGAAGTGTTACGCATTTTTTTTCTTTCCCAACTTCCCAGCAAATATTTACACGTATGTGTGGATCTTTGTATTTTTTCACCTCAGTAATCCCAGCGGACGCGCGGTTTTCCTTCTCGAATCCCAACATGGACAAATCCTTTTGACGCACCATAGCCTAAGCTATAGGGCCAGTTTTTGTCACACCAAGACTGAACTTTGTAAATATCCACCCCTTCCAAATAAAAATCAACTGCTCCTTTAAACGGTGCGTTGTATGTGTGCTCACTGTTCTTTGCTCCTCCAACTTGGCGATTAATAGGTTCAGGTCTTGATGCGCTTGTGATAATAATAGGTTTATCGCCAAATGCTTTTCTTGCTTTCTCTAGGAAAAAACAAATTTCTTTTGCGGTATCGCACTGATACTGTTTGGTAAAACGCCTTGCTTCTTGATTTAAAGTCAATTCCCCATATGCAATGTGCGGAGTAACTTTATAGTTAAATGGGCTCCACGGGGAGAAACTGTTGTTATGTGGGTTTTCCTCATCTTTCTTCTCGCCAATTGTTTGAAGTTGGCGATCCATTATCTGTATTAATTTTGTACTATAGTCGGGATCTGTGGCGTATCCTTCTTTTACAAGTAAACGAGCGCAATCATTTCTGCTACTCGCTCTGTTTACGCCCTTAAATTTACCAAAATCTTTATACCAGCGATCTACCAGATAATATATGCAAGTGCTTAAATCAGGAAAATCAATAAACCCTGCTTTAATGGTCACCCATTTTCCGTTTATAAATTCTTGTGTGTCAACACTAGTTCCCGATCCTTTTAGTCCAAATGCATTCCAAGTACCAGAGAAATGTTTTCCCCAGCCAGATTCAAGCGCCCATTGAGCGCAAACACATTCGGGGAATAAACTACCTGCTTTTTTAGCAACTTCATATACTCCGTCCCATGTATTCAAGTCTTGTGTTGTTTTCTTTGCTCTATAACGAATGGCAAACTCATCAATAACACCTGGGGAAATTCTTCCCTGCAACCAGTTCCAGGCTTCAATTTGATGCTTTTCTTTTTTAAAAAACTCTGCAGCATCTGTAAGTTTTATTGTCATTTTATTTGTGTTCGTATTGATTTACTTTAAGTCAACTTTATTTGCCTGATTAGATACGTACGATTACTGCGGTTCAGGTGGCCACTGTACGTTCCAGGGAAATCCAGATTGTTGTGGAATCATGCGTAGTGTTTCTCGGTACAACGCCCAAGCAAGTTTGGCGTCTGCATCTAGAGGGCTGTCTGCAAGCTGGGTCCAATCACAGTTACTAAGCAGTTGATTGCGTTGAGCACGCACATTGGTGGCAGCTTGCTGTTCTGGGAGTTCATTAACTGTCCATGCCTGCAACCATGTCCCATTGACCTTTTCCGCCCGCATCTTTACTGCGTGCGTGCGGCTATCAAAAGCAGGTGCTGGCGTCGGCGTTACTTCAAAAACATCAAACGATGCAAGAGTTGCGACAGGAATTGAGTCTGGGAATGAAGTCCCAGGGTTTTCGGCGCGAAGATCAGCAAGCGTGTAAGGAAACTTGCCAGCTTGGCCGTTGAAGAGCTTTACGTACATAGTCATGAGATGGTAAAGGCCCAAACAGCGTCGTCACCTGAATCAATAATAAACATTTTCCCACCATCGGGCTTAAAAAATACGCCTTCTGGAGCCGTTATCTTAAATGGCAATAATGCATTGTTTTGTACATAGCTTGCCGTAGATACATCCCAGGCAGTAGAAAGGCTGTACTCGTTTATGTCATTTCCAACGTCCCCTGTTACATACATCTTTGTGCCGTCACTCTTAAAAAACAAACCTGTTGGGTTAGTTTCTTGCGCTGATACAGAAAAAGACTGCGAGAAGCTGGCTGTTGAAATATCCCAAGCAGTAGACAATGAGTATTCATTTACATCATCGCCAGTAGCTCCTAAAACGTACATCTTTGTTCCATCGTTCTTGAAAAAGACAGCTTGTGGTGTTAACTCTTGTGAGCTTACAGAAAGACTTCGCGTGAAGCTAGCAGTTGAAATATCCCACGGAGTTGAGAGTGTGTATTGATGCACGCTGTCACTTTGGTTGCCACAGATGAACATTTCAGCTCCATCGGATTTGAAGAATAAACCAGTGGGATTTGTATCCTGTCCAGTTACCGAAAAACTTTGCGTATATGATGCAGTATGTATTGCCCAAGCAGTAGATAATAAGTACTCATTTACATCATCTCCATTGGCGCCAATGATATACATTTTTGTGCCGTCGTCCTTAAAGTAAATGTCATTGGCTACAGTTTCTTCTGTGGCAACGCTAAAATAGTCAGTCGAAGGATAATTAAAGGAACCTGTACTAATGCTCCAGGCGGTACTCAGGTCGATGCTATAGATATTATCGTATTCACCATCTGCCATATATGCTACAGTTCCGTCACTTTTCAAAAACACACCTCTAGAAAGGGTGTTCGCAATTTGCGTTCCAATGTTGAAAAAGCCTGTGTAGCTAGCCGTTGAAATATCCCAAGCGGTAGACAAAGAGTACTGTTGGATGCGATTGCCACTGTTTCCTATGATATACATTTCTGTGCCGTCATTCTTGAAAAACAAATCTTGCACACCTGTTTGTTGCGCTGATACAGAAAAAGACTGCGAGAAGCTGGCTGTTGAAATATCCCAAGCGGTAGTCAAAGTGTACTCATTTACGCTGTCACTTTGGTTGCCACAGACGAACATCTTTAATCCATCTGTTTTGAAAAAAACTCCGTTTGGGGTGTTTTCTTGTGTTGACACCGAAAAACTTTGCGTATAGCTAGCGGTAGATAAATCCCAAGCCGTCGTTAGGTCGTACTGGTAAACGCTATCTCCAGTGGCACCTACCACGTAAAGCACATCTCCGTTTGCGCTAAAAGTTAATCCGACAGGTGTCACATCTTGGCCGCTAACGTCAAGACTTTGGACATAGCTAGCTGTTCGTATTACCCAAGCTGTAGATAGAGTGTACTCATACACATTGTCGTTATTGATACCTACCGTGAACATCTTTGTCCCGTCCGATTTAAAAGTAACTCCGTGAATATTGTTATCCTGTGCTTCGACATTAAACCAGTTTATCGGTGTCCCAGTAAAAGAGGCGTAGCCAATGTCCCAGGGATTTGCAGGGCCTCCGCCCCCGCTGCCTGCTGCTGCCCTAAGTCCTAGAGGAATCCTCATGCTGCATCTCCTACATAAGCGCCGTACACTTGGCTTCCAACTTTCCAAAACTGCACGACCGTATATCCAGTTGTTGCAAGTGTAGGCGCACTGCCGCCAGTCCAAATAACTCCTGTTGTACCCCAAGTCGCATCTGTCCATGTCAGGGTATAGGCAGTGCCATCATCAATCATCATGGTGACGGCTTCACCAGCGGCGAAGTTTGTTGCTTTAGGTGTGCGGTTGGCGCCGAGCGTGATCAGCTGAACACTTCCATTACCAGGATCTACTTCAAACGCTGCGCCATCACTGATGGTGTAGACATCCTCAAGGATCGTACCGACGATCGCAGGATCGGTCAGCGTTTGTACTGCTGTAAATGTTTGAGCTACATCAAGTTTTGCCGTATCTGCGTCGTAAGCCTGGACGGTTGAGCCAATGTCGCTGTCAACGAGAACATTGGACCCACCGTTCTGCAACGTGCCAGTAAAGTTGGCTGTTGTGTCGTCATACTTAGCTGTATCAGCATCATATGCTTGAACGGTTGATCCGATGTCTGTATCTACTAGAACATTGGATCCACCGTTCTGCAGTGTGCCGGTAAAGTTCGCTGTTGCAGCATCATATTTAGCTGTATCTGCGTCGTATGCTTGAACATTGACACCAATATCACTGTCAACGAGAACGTTAGACCCACCATTTTGCAAGGTGCCGGTAAAGTTGGCAGTAGTTGCGTCATACTTTGCGGTATCCGCATCATACGCTTGAACTGTTGATCCAATATCAGTGTCTACAAGAACATTGCTTCCGCCGTTTTGAAGTGTGCCAGTAAAGTTTGCCGTGATGTCGTCATACTTAGCTGTATCAGCGTCGTAACCCTGAACAGTAACACCCACATCCCCGTCGACTAAGATTGTATTGCCTGCCGGCAAGTTTGGGTCATATGCTTGAACATCAGTCCCGATGACCAATCCAAGTGTTAAACGTTGAGCTGCTGTATCAGCATCGTCAAGCAATGCTTTGCCCGCTGTTGTAATGTCTCCACCAAGCTGCGCAGTTGTTACAACACCTGAATCAATAGTCCAAACTGTTCCGCCACCGCTGACTGTAATGTCACCTTTGTCTCCATCTGTCAAAGAAACAGGTGGTGTTATCCAACTTGTTGTTCCGTCTGAATTTGTACTTAAAATATAACCTGATATTCCAGTTGCATTTGGAAAACTATATAAACCGTAAGGTTTAATATCTCCCAGTCCACTGACAATAATTACTCCCCCGCTTGCATAGTATGTATTGCCAGAAATAACTCCTGTTGTAAAAACACCTGATCCAAAAAAACCGCTTCCACTTGCGGAGATATTACCTGTTGTGGTTTGCGTGAAGTTTGCAACGGTAAAGTTACCTGTTGCAGCTGTTACAGTAACTGCTTCAATTAAAGTTCCAGTGATATAAGCGCCAGAAACACGAGTTGTAAATGTACCGGATATTCCTGTTAAATTTGTAAATCGTCCAATATTTCCGGTAACCGTGCCGCCAGATACTACGCCTCCTTCAACACGAGTGCTTCCAGTAACATAATTAAAAGTGCCGTTTTCAGCTACAACATTAAAACCTGATAGTTCACTTGTGAAAACACCAGTTACGCCTGTAATTCGATTGAAAACACCAGTTTGTCCTGTAATGGTTTGACCTGAAACACGTGTTGTAAATACACCAGAAATGGCGTTTACATTGGTAAAAGATCCCGTGGCACCGGTAAGTGTTAAGCCGGATATTTGACTTGTAAAAATTCCATTTACCCCGGTTACGGATGTAAAACTTCCTGCGTCACCCGTTACAATTGCTCCGGAAACACGATCAGTAAATACGCCAGTAACACTGGTTAAGTTGCTAAATAAACCACTTTGACCTGTTATTGTTTGTCCTGAAACACGATTTGTAAAAGTACCAGTAAGCGCCGTCAGGTTTGAAAATAATCCTGTAACGCCTGTGATTACATTTCCAGATAAGTTTGTAAACGTTCCTGTTGCAAACGTGCCAGTCGTTGCGTTTAAGGTTTGACCTGTAATTAACGCACCGCTAACCGATGTTGTAAAAACCCCAGTTAATGCTTGTACGCGAGTAAAAAGTCCTGAGGCACCGGTAATGGTGACTCCTGATATAGAAGTTAAACCAAAGATTTCGTTGCCCGTCAGGTTTCCAAATTCTCCAGTAATCCCTGTAACCGTGTTGCCGGAAATAGTGCCGCTTACAACTAACCCAGAAGAAATCGTACCGCTGCCACTGATGGTTAAATTACCTGCAGCCTCAATATTTCCTGTCGTTGCAATCGAGGGAATAACAAGTGTATCAGTAAAAACACCTGTAAGTGCTTCTACTCTTTGGAAGAAACCACTAATACCTGTAATGGTTTGTCCTGAAATCTGATTGGTAAAAGTTCCGGAAACACCTGTAAGGTTTGTGAATAGACCAGTATTTCCCGTTACGGTTGTACCAGAAAGGTTTGCGGTAAATATACCAGTAACTCCGGTAAGTTGTGTTGCTTGAACAGTATCTCCCGTAATAACCGCACCGGATAATTGCGTTGTAAACCGACCAATACCAGCATTAATGTTTGCAAAGAGACCGGTTTGACCTGTTACTGTTAAACCTGAAACTCGCGTCGTAAATGTTCCAGAAACACCCGTTAAATTTGTAATTAGTCCTGTGTTTCCAGTGATTGTCTGACCGGATAAGTTGTTGGTGAAAACACCAGAAACACCTGTTAAATTGCTAAATTTACCCGTATTGCCTGTGACTGTTTGACCAGAAACAGTTGTGGTAAATATACCAGTAACACCAGTTAAATTATTGAAGTTACCAGCATCACCTGTAACATTTGCTCCAGAAACAGTTGTGGTTCCGACGATATTTACACCGGTAATATTGGTTCCCGTTAAAGAACTAAATAGACCCGTAGCACCAGTGATTGTCTGTCCGGTGATCGTACTAAAAAGGCCGGTTTGACCTGTAATAGTAATTCCACTGATTCGAGTAAAATTACCAGTACCTACCGTTTGTGTTCCGACTGTTAACTGTGTAATATTTCCGGTTGTTCCGTTAACATTTAAACCATTTAATTGTGTACCCGTAATAATTGTGCCACTTACGTTGCCACTAAAAGAAGAGTTTCCGGTAACAATAAGCGAACCAAAAGTACTGACTCCCGTAATGTTAAGAGAGCCAAGAGTAAAGGAGCCTGAAACGTCTAGGTTGTTAGCAACAACCAATGATCCGGCGACGGTGCCGCCCGTCAGTTCAAGATAATAACCGTTAAAGTATTCTTTGGTTGTTGCAAAAGTAAGTTTTTTATTTTTTAAGCCGGGATCAACCTCGGCAACATCAACAATTGCCAATAGGTCTTCATCGTTTATATTGCCAGCTGTAATAGCTGGCAGCTCAGAGATGCGCCTGTTAGCCACCTATTCAACCACGTTTCTTATAATTAAAATTATAAGAGGTCTTCACTTATCATTTTACTTTGATTTCAATTTGTGGTAGTCGACTTGCTGCAAAATTCCAAAGTGCTGGGATTCCAAAGACAATTCCACAAGCGATTGCAAAAACAACAATTAGCTCAGCGACTGTTAAGTTACGACGTACGTAAACAATTTCTGGTTTTTGAAAATTTTGCACTGGCACTGGACTTGTCATCCCTTTGCTTGCAAGCACTTGCTGTACGGCTAGCTCACGAGCTTGCGCTTTCATTGCTTCAAAATCTGGGTATCCAGACAAAGCAGCGGGGGACGGCACTTGGAAGTCGGGCTGCAAATTGGGCGCCTGACTTTCTGGGACTTGCTCTTCCATGATCTAGCAAAAACTTTGTTTATACATTAGCATTTCTAAAAAGGAAATGCATTGATGGCAAGTTTTGGTATTAGAAAAGGGCTGGAGGACATTGCCCACGAGCTAAAGGGTATTCGAAACATTCTTTCATCCATGTGGCATAGTCGTTATCAGGATGGCGAAACTGACCTCTTAAATCCGGAAGCATTTGCTGACGAATATATTTCGACCGAAGAGTGTGGCAGGCGCTTGGGTGTTTCCGACCAAACGATCAGGAACTGGATCATGCTCGGCAGACATAACCCGCAAAAAGGATGGACCGAAGGAATCCACTATGTCAATATAAACCCAAATCAAAGCAAGAAAAGCGTAATTCGAATCCCCTGGAATCATTTGATCCAATCTTTTGCTAAAAATAAAAAGAGTGAAAGTTCCGACTTCCATAAGGGTGTTTTGTACAAAAGTCTTAATGGGAATAATCAATGACAAGCCATCGTTTCGAATGTTTGAATATTCATGAGGTAACCCTTGAGAATTATTCTGAAATATTGCCTGCGTCTTTGTGCCAGCAGGTGACGCCCTTCTTACCGCCTGAAGGATCTTTTGATACCGCTTGCCTGGTGAGGTATCTGGAAAATATTAAAAACTATGAAGAAGAAGATGAGAATTCGAATATGACTTTGGCCAATCGCCTAAGGATGGCTTTTAAAGATTTGCAGCCAGATACAATTTGTGGCAAATTTCCCTTGGCTGAATTGCCGCTGAAAAGGCGTTTGCGTTGTGTTGCTGAATATCTAATCCGTTCCGGAGAGTTTGACAAATTAAAAGACGAGAGAGGCAAACTAATTAAAAAAAGAGGTAACCTAGGAAAAATGGTTGTAATCTATCAGCCATTGCCTAAACTGCTCGAAGCACTTGTACGTCAAGGATTAGTAGAAAAATGAACCGTCGAGAAAAGTTAATCACTTCTGTTATTGGTCCAGAAATGGACAAGACAAGTGCGCGGATGCTTTCCAGTACCATCAAACTAATTCTTGGTGATATGGGCCAGCACTACTACAAAATGTGGGAAGCAGAGGGTCCGGGAATCATGGTGTTTCAACCCGAAGATAAAGAGCGTTCTATGTTCTTTTGGACTTTAGAAGAAATTCATTCGGCACAAGAAAAATGTGAAGGCGAGAACAACGGTGACCTTGCTGAAACTTTTCGTCGCGTACTAGAGGCAGCCCAGAAAATCGATCCTAAAGAAAAAGCTGGGTATTTAATTAACGACAAAGAAGGAATTCGGTACCTTGAAGTTGACTACAACAAAAAAGCGGAAGAAAAATGAGCATTACGGCGCCCGGCTATAAAAAAGAAGACCTGGAGCTTATTACAAACTATGATCTTGTATCGTCTGCACACGCTTTGCTAGATGGTATTCAACTAGATGTTGCTAGTTCTATAACAGCAAATTCTTTTGTTGAGGCCGAGCATTTCTATACACCAACAGAAGATGGGCTGAATTGCCAGCAATGGTTCGGGCGCGTTTATTTATTTCCTCCAAGTGGCGCTTATTTTTGGGAAGCAAAAAATGAACGCTGGAAAATGACACGGGCCACGTCTAAAACGTTGCGCTCCTCTCATGCTGTATGGTTCGAAAAGCTATATAAGTCCTGGCTGTCTGGTGAAATCGAACAGGGTTTATACTTTTCAAATTGTCCAGACATGATCAGATACGATCAGCGCATTTTTGATTTTCCTGTTTGTTTTTTGAAAACAGCTCCCACCTTAAGAAAAAACACAAGCAATGGTATCTCTATACATAAAACGTGCACCTCATTCTTGGTTTATCTGCAACCACAAGATCGTGTAGCATCTGCTACTGAGCGATTTATTGACATTTATTCAGAAAAAGGCCGCATTCTTCTCTGAATTGTGTAGAGTAACTTCGATTGAGTTTTGTCATGAGCGTACTAGCTGACTGGGAAATCCGAGAATTGGTTGAAAAGGAGGGGATGATTGAACCATTTGTCGATCATCTTGTCAACCAAAAAAAGGACAAAAAAATCTTAAGCTATGGGCTCAGTTCTTATGGTTACGATATCCGCTTGTCCCCCCAGCAGTGCCTTGTTTTTGGACGCATTTCGGAGGGTGAATGTGATCCAAAGGATTTTAATCCTTCTATTTTGACCTCTTCTGAGCTTTTAGAAGACGAAAAAGGGCAGTATTTTCTTTTGCCTCCATATGGGTATTGTCTTGGTGTGGCCCAGGAAAAACTAAAGCTTCCACGTGATGTTACTGTCGTTGCGGTTGGCAAATCAACCTATGCACGCTCTGGGATTTTAGTTAATATCACTCCAGCTGAATCTGGATGGGAAGGATATTTAACACTAGAAATCAGCAACTGCACTGGGCTATACAACCGTGTTTATGCTGATGAGGGAGTAACGCAGCTTCTTTTCTATCGAGGCAATCCTTGTGAGGTTACTTACCAGGATCGCAAAGGCAAGTATCAAAACCAAAAGAAAGAAATAGTTTTTTCTCGTGCTTAACCAAAGGGTTTTCCAAACTGTGGCAATGGTTTATTAGCATAGTTTGTTCCGCCTCCCCGACCAAAGCGTTCGCCCAGGTTGGGGAGTACTGTTCCATCAATTAGAAGCTCACTTCTTGGTGTTTTGCCTCTTATTTGTGGATCCATGATATTTTTTCTTTGGTTGTAAGCTGCTGCCGTTTTAACCGCTTTAGTAAAACGAGCAACACGATCTTGTTTGTTATTTAAAGAAGAAGCAATATCTCTTTCTTCTGGATCTAATCGGCGCAAGTCAATGTCATACGCCTGTTCTGGACGAAGATCTGAAACCTCGGCTCCAGAGGTTCCACCAGATCTTTGTCCGGTTTCGTAAAGTGGGCTGTATATGCTTGCCATGATAATATTGTAAATGAGATAACCCTATGTACATATCAATGCATAACGCAGCTGGATTTCTAGACAGTTTTGTCCAAGATGAACTGAAGTGTCGTTGTTTAACGGAAGAAGACTTCGGCGGTCCGCTCGATAATGAAGAAAATGATGTACCCTTATATGATATGTACAATCGAGGGTTGACTTTATGCGAACAAGGGCTGGAGCGGAATCCGTTGAATCTCGAGGGGCAACGTCCTGGAACGACTGGTTTGATCCCATCGATGGAAGAGGGGATGGCAATGGGGGCAGCACCAAGGCCGAAGACTCTGGTACTGGAGCTGGAAGAGCCAGAGGAGATGGAGAAAGTTCTGTCGGCAAAACGGCGGGGTTTGATGCGCTAGATATTTCTACGCAAGTTCCCGATTACCCTGGTCTAAGTGCGATGACAGAATGTGCTGGTGGTATCTGTCCTGTGCCTTGGGCAGTCAAAGAAGAAGCGCCCACCATTCAACCAGACGAGGTAAACCATCCTCCGCACTATACCGATGGTGGGATTGAGTGTATTGAAGCTATTGAAGCTTCATTGACGCCGGAAGAATTTCGTGGTTATTGCAAGGGTAACCTAATGAAATATGGCTGGCGTGAACGCCTGAAAGGCGGTACTAAATCACTGAAAAAAGCGCAGTGGTATTTAGACCGTCTTATTGCGTTTGATGAAGCTCAAAAGGGCTGAAGATCTTCGTCATCCTCATCCTCGTCGTCGCAAATAAATGCGGCGGCGAGTTCTGCTAATTCCAGATCTGTTGGTATATCGAAATCAATAGAAATATTCTCGTCGGCCAAAATGTCTTTAATTGCAAACCATTCCATCAGCCGTTGGTGATACAGGTTTAATAGAGCAGCATAAAGCTGTTCCCATGTCATCTCTTGGGCTTCAAGCTCGGCTCGCCGCATGGAAAACTGTAATTCCAAAGGAAGCTCAAACTGTCGAGATTCCACTGACTTTTCCATGGTATCCACAATTTCTATCAGTTTATTCTACGACCACGCATTAATCAATCCACATAGGTGGAAAAATTCTCAATCGATCCCTCTTCTCCAAGAAGTTCATCCAGCCACACAACGTTGCTCAACTCAAAAGAGTTGGAAAAATCAGTCAGAACATAGGGGTTGATTGTCTCTTCCAGTTCTTGGATCGCGTTGATTTGGTTGGGAGTGCCTGAATAACATCTGAAAGCTTTTAACAAAATATTGGAGGAACAATACTGAATTGGATTGATGTCATACAAGAAAAGCCTTACTTCTTCCTTGCGACGACTTAAGAGCCCACCCGTTGCTTGTCCTTCATGGTCATAGATCCATTTCATCATGCAATCAACAACAGCAGACCAGTCTTCGTTTTCAATGTCATCTAATAACTCGCTGTAGCGGAAGGGTTCCCAACCAACAGAATGAATAAAAGACAACAAAGATTGCTTCATATGGTAATCAAGTTTTATATTCTCTTTTTCCAAGAGGTCGTCAATGATGTTTAACTCGTGTGTTAAATATTCCAATGCTTTGTGTTTTGTGCAGCAATGGCCCTTTAAGACAGGGCTGCCATCTGGATAATACTGGCTACCAAAACCAAAGGTAAAAGGCGCACCACCGGTCGCTGGATCGGGGTACGCCTTCTCATTGAAGCCCTCGTATTTGCAGATTAGTTCAATCGCAAGACAATAATCTTTCATGGAGATATTCAACAATATCTCCAATCATACATAATTTATTTGCCTTGACCACGAGAGAGCTTTCGGCCATGATTAGCCTTTGAATGCTTCCCGTCCCCTTGTCGTGTGAGCTTGGGTTTGGACTCAAGCTTAACCATTGAACCTGATTTTGGTTTGGCCATGATTTACCAGTTGTAGTTACAAGCCCACCATCCGGGAGTCAGTTTGTCTTTCTTCTCGGAGCAGTTGTGGCGTGCCTTAAAATTAGCACGTCTTCCCTCGTCTTTGTGTTGTAGATAATCTTCGTAACCTCTCGCCCCAAAACGGACAATCGCCTCCTTGCCCCCTTGGCAAGCCTTCACAACATATTTATGTTTATCCCCCTTTGGTGCTCGTTGAGGCTCATTGCACTTCATGTTTTCTTTCTTATATTTTCCGGCTGCGGCGGCTGCTTTCTTTCTTTTGTCTGACATTAGCTAAATCCTTTAAACAGTGAAGTAAATTCTTTTAAGAAAGAAGTTGCAGCTTCGCTTTTTTCTGGAACTTCTTCATCGCTTTCAAATATTTTAAAATAAGAAGGTTCGGCTGAAGTTGTTTCTTCTTCTTGTTTAGATCCGAACAGTTTTATGGCTAAGGGGGATTCTGGGGTTTCGAGGTTTTCGTCATCTGCAAATAAAGTACTAACAGTAGAAAACGCCTTAAAGGGATCCGTTGCATCAGAAAGAACACTTTCAAACGGAGTGCCTGTTCCTACTTTTGTAACTAATTCTTGTTCGCTGCGATCTAAATCTGGGAAGAATTCTGTGTAAAAGGCGTCTTCGGTACCCCCGTAACCCGCATTTTTAAAGAATGTATATAAAGCTGTAGGGTTTTTAGGCTGTTCTTCTTTGACATCTTCTGGGCGCTCAATATAACTAACCCCAAGAGTCTGTTGATTAATTTTGTCTTGTTGTTCGTTTAAGTATTTAATATTTTCTCGAATATTTCTTGCTTCTTCAGTACGCAATTGTTCTATCAAATATTCTTTGACCTGTTCAATCGTTATATCCTCACCTTCAAGGCCAACTGTTTTTAAAATTTCATCCCAGCTTTCTTTGTCTTTTAGTGGGTCAATTGATCCAAGAAGTGCATCAGCATATTCTTCTGGCGTAACAAATTTCATAAAGCCCGCTCCGCCATAGAACTCTCGCCTTGCCGCCATTTCTACGCCAAAATTTTTAATCTTCTTCTCAAGTTCCTGGTACGGCAAAATGTCTTCGGCTGGATCCAGGAGGAAAGGATTGCCTTCAGCGTCTGTTACGGCACCTGTGCTTCCTTTTGCTTGATAGTGCAATTTTGCAAACACATCGCGATCGGTTGCATATGTGCCTTCCATTCCATAGCGATAAGCTTCAATAGCCCAATCAATCCCATCATCACCAACAACACCATTCTTTGCATTTTCAAAGTCAGTAGCGACAAGATCTCGCTGAAGCTCATATTGTTTTAATTTTTCAGGCCCAACAAGCTTGCTGTTGTTGGCCACCGGATCAAAGTAAAAAGACGTATCAAAATTTTTAGTGGTTGTTTCTGATGTTTGCAATAAATCAAGAAAAGATCTAGATCTTAAGTTTGCAATTTCTTTGAGTTTATTGATTGTTGTTTGCGATTGGAAAACATTTTGCTCTTCTTCTTTCACATCTAAATAACTAATAAATTCATCCATAGATTTTGATTGGTCAAAACGTGGCTTAAGATAGCCATCAATAAAGTTAGTGACAAATTCTTTTTTGGACTCCATGTCAATATGGAACATTATTTTTTTAAAATCTTCCATATTGTTAACATCTAAAACCCTGTCCCCCTCCTTATATTTTTCTGCAATATCTAAAAAGATGGGCCTGGGGAGCGTTGGATCTTTTTCATAAGCAGCAATTTCTTCTTTTGCGTTTGTTTGTAAAGTAGACAGTTCTTCTTCACCGAATTCTTTTGCTTCAATTTCATACTCTTCATATCTTTTAATCAAAGTTTCATCAAACCATTTTTGCCAGTTATAAATGGTAGTGTTAGAGCTCAGTCCGGTAATTTCTCCAATTCCTTTTTCAATTTGTTCTGTCGCCTTTTGCCTTGATCCAGAGAGAGACAGAATCCCTCCGATTCCCGTGTCTCCAATAATTGAATTGGCAAGAGTCGTGTTGATATTGAGAATGTCGTTATATCCTGGTAAACCTTTCATTAAACCCAGATTTGATTCTTCAAGCTTTGCTTTTTTTAATTCATCAATACTGACTTTTAAAAGGTCCTGGGCAAGTGAGCCGAGTTGTTTTTCTTTTTGGTAATCTTGTGCACTGAGAGTCTGCCCAAATGTTTGCTCAAGTAAGGTATCAATTTCTTCTGTGTTTATTAGATTACCTTCTTCGTCAAATTCCGGTGTAGACATTACCACTTTTTCAGCACCAGTGGGATCTGTAACAATGCCCAATACTTGGTCTCTGTACAGTTGTTTTTCATAATCTGTCAACACTTCCTGGAATCCATCTGCTTCGTCTGCTGCTTCGGGTGCATTGCCACGGTTTCCTTCTGCTTTACCTTGAGTCGTATAATGCCAATGCGCATAATTGCTTTGGCTACCGTAAGTTAATGTAATGTCTAAATCGGGTAAAGAAATGGGCCGAGTGCTTAGTCCTGTGCTGGCAGATCTTTGCGCCCTAGTCCATCCACTTTTTGCATCTTTTCCTCCATCTGTATTGTCTATGTAATAACTTGAATTAAATGAACCTACCGGTGGCTGCGCTCCACTGGTAACTGGATTCCATGGCGTTATGTTTCTTTCTGTATAACTAGCGTTGGTGATGTCAATAATGTTGTTATCAACTAAATCTCTCCACAATAGATTTTGTTGGGTTGAGCCTCTTACGCCAAGCGCTGGCACAAGCCCACTCATCAATGCTTTATATCCGCCGGCCCTTGCACCGTTAATAGTGCTCACAAGATCTCGGTAGCCATCAAGCAGTCTCGAGCCAATTAAATTTGTTCCCGTAAGACTAACTGTCCCATTATTATTTAATGCGATTTTTGCTCCTGGCAACATACGTGCCTCATTTCTTCCCCAATCATTCCAATGATTAAGGCCCCATTGGCTTTTGGTTTGTGTCGGGGGTGCTTTGGGTACGATTCTGCCTTCTGATCGTCCCCATGTATTGTAATGATCTTGTCCGTACTGTGCTACACTTCGTCCATTATTATTAACCTGATAATCTGCAACTAAATCTGAATAGCTATTTACATACGCCACAAAATCATCAGGGCCACTATTTGCATACGCAGTACGAAGATCGCTATATTGATCAACATAGTCGTCGTAGATTGTCATGAGTAATCACCAAAAATAAAAGTAGCTTCTTGTTTTATCCAGGATTCAATCCTATCAAGAGTTTCAACTGAAAAGAAGGATTGTCGCTTAAACCAGCTTTTCATGTCTTCTGATCCTTTGTGAGCATTGCAGCGTCTACAACAAGGAATAAGATTGTGCCGATTTGACGAGCCGGATTTAAATCTTGGGATGATATGGTCCAGGCTTGTTGCGCCGTCTCCACAGTAACCACATTTATGATTCCATGCTTGATATATACTTTCTCTGAATCTTTTCTTTGCAAGTTTTGGTGTTAATTCAACTAGCAGGGCGAGGGGCTCGTGCTCGTTGCAAAACATGCTATTTAATTGCCGTTAATTTATTTTAATTTCCCCACACAATTTCCTGGCTTAAACAAACAGATTAAATTTTAATTAAACGTATTGACAGCCTATTGACGAGAGGTAAGGTATATGAGTAATCAATGCCAGTCCAATGGCTAAGCATCCAGGCTGGGTCTCAGCCCAACAAGTTGAAGAGCTTCTTGGGATCGACCGCAAGACTCTTTTTAAGTATCGCGATGACGGTACTTTGAAACTGGGTCCACACTTTGCCGCCTTTCCGGAAACGCGTTCCCGCGATAGCTATCGTTGGAATGTAAAGGCGGTCAGGAAACACCTGCAAAAGCAGGGGATGATGCCCGTCGCTGCTTGAGATCGCGGTAGTGGTTTTTACGAAGCCTATGACCAAGAATTAAATCCGTGATGTTTAATTCCACGTCTTGAAAAGCCATTGCTTCATAAAGTGCTAAGGAAACTAGATTCCAGCAGTCCTGTATTTTACGGGGCTGCTTTTCTTTTAAACCAAATAAAGAAACCCACTGTGGATGAAATGGATGAACTGCTCTTTTTTTGCTGGGTACAGAAATAGAAAAATCTGGTTGCCACGCAAAACCCAGGAGTTCTTCTGGTTTCAAACCATAGGTTGCAACCATGGCATAAAGCCACGCAATTGCTTTTGTTCTTTTGCCAGAAGCCAAGCGAAAATACTCATCTACTATTCGCTGGTCCAAAGGGGGCTGATGTGTCATGAGTCGTATGGGATGAAGTTAACCGCAACCTAAACAAACGTGTGGCCCACGCGCCAGTGCTAAAGGAATTCTTAATCAGTCCAACGGGACTAATATAAGTTTACATTATATTAAGCTGGCGGGATTCCACTGGCATATGCCTCCCAGGCCAGGCCTATCGCTTCTATGGTTGAAACCTCTCCGGACACATACGGAAGATGTACTACATCACCAACATGGTAAACAGTTGGCGAACCCCTATAGGAAACAGTGCTTTCTCCGTAAATTCTTTTGCCAAACTGTTGTTCAGAATAAATAAAATTAGATTCAACAACGTCCCCAAACTTGGGTTCTAACTCATCTGGCGCTGCCATTATAATCAAAAATTATAGTTAATTTTAACTCTAACGCTTACTGACGGTCAATTCATCTTTACATTTTAAGAAGAGGGCAGCTCGCCAGATGCTGGTATATACGTATTGCCGCTCTTGTCAAACATGGTGAACCCGGCCATCTTGATAAAAGTAGAGGGAACATTGAATAGCTTCTGCATCATTGGCATCATCATTGGAGCCTGACAATTGTAAGGAGGTACATCCATCAAGGACAAAGAAATTCTTTGTTGATTTGCTGCTCTTGCTTCGAGTTGATCGCTTTCTGTTTTTTGGACAAGGTCTTGTTCCCAAGCCGCCATGCTTTCTATTCCAACGGGAAAATCAGAAGGCTCTGGAGGAAATACACCTTCTTCATATTTCATCGCATAGATATGTTTGCAGTAACGCATCTCATCTAGTAGAGGTGTCCATGTATCGGTAAGGGATACAATTACATTTCCTTCTGCTGCGTAATCACCGTAAGAAGGCATTCCTTCTGACTTTGCGCCAGGTAAAGATGGGTCTGTTGTGCTTCTTAAATACATTGAACCAAAGTCTCTAAAAACACCTGGATTATCTCTGTTTGCGCCTGTTTTTGTTGATGTAGTTGGAGTAATAGTTGGCGGAACGTTATATTCAGGAGCAGGCGAGATAATCCGCATATCTCTGTTTGTTGTTGCGCTAGTCATTGCCGCATTATTGACGACACCATTTTCTGTCAATACTTCGTAACGTCCTGGCTTTAAAACAGCAATGTTTGTTCTCGGGAATTTACTTTTTAGCGAATTTGATACTTTGTTCAAAGAAGAAACAAATGCGTAATCCCTTCTATTGAAGTCTTGACAAGAACAGCAATATCGTGTTCCCGTCATTAAAAAGCGGCTCACATCTGGAGGTTTAGTGGCAGGCGTCACTAAAGTTCTATCGGGAGTGGCTTCAACCGAACCGGCCTTTTGTAACTTAAGAATCCCATTGAATGGATCTGTATCTACAAGAACAGCAGATACATAACCATATCTTTTTTGTGTCGCCGGATTAATTGTATTCCGATCAATAGGCACCCCACCTGCGCTGATAATTCTATCTTCTAGGATTTCTCCGTTAATAGCCTTTAGGCCTCCTGGAACTCCTGGAATCGGTACATATAGTGGAGGTGGCAAAGGATTAAGGGCGCTCCATGAACCAGAAAGTTGTACGTACCAGAAGCTATCATCCTCTGTAACAGAGGCGATTGAAGCGGGTGTTCCACTTGTATCTTCTATGTTGTCTAAACGCAAGCTACCGGCAACACGTACGCCAGCCCAATGCATTCCAAATTCCTTGTTTTTAGTTGGAAAGCCTTTAAAGACCCCAGGAATCTTAGGCTGATTTCCATTGGAGGGTGGTAGCCCTGGTGGTAAGGGTATTGTATAAGTAAAAGGATAATCGTAAGAGTTATCATAAAAAGCAGCGGTCGCAAGTTCATACCCTCTGCGCCAACGAGACCATGCCGCTTCTCGGTTAACTGTATAGATAGAATCTGGGACAGAGCCTTTTGAAAACTCAGTCGTAATTGGCTTTACAGCACGAGGAATAAAAACTTCTTTCCTACTGAAATTTCCAAAAGAGCTACCACTCTTTTTGGCCATAATCAGAAGAAGCCGCCTTGTGCCGTAATGTGAACGCCAGGGGTATAGCCGGAAATATTAGCGCCATCAGGGAAAACCCCAACGTAAATACGATCGCCACGTTCCAGGTAGATTCCTTTGTTTCGGAGTGGGGCGCTGGCACCAAGGCCATTAGTATTGCCTGCTTGAACTGTGGGAGTAGCAAGTTGAGGCATGACATCGGAGCAATCAACTATGCCGCTGTTTGCGGGTACAGTCTTTGCAAAAAGAACTCGATAATCACCAGATGCTGGAACTGGGGTTGTTGTTCCACGAGTCTGGTAAAACACAAAAGTTACGGCTGGTTTATAGCCATATGCAGAACCGTTGTAAGTAAATCCGCTCGATGTACCGCCTGAATAAATTAGAGAAGTATTAACACCTGTGAGAGTTGTTGCGCCGGTATATGTGTAATAACCATAGCCACTCTCTGCAGCAGTGCCTAAGACCCCAGTGGCAGAAATAAAAACAATCTGACCACTGACAAGAGATATAACAGTGCCAGAAGTCGAAACGTTAACTGTGTAATCTGGGTCACGGTGAAAGTCATTGCGGGCAATAGTAATAGAATCTACAACCCCGCCATTGTTATTGTCTTCGCTTAATTCAGCGTCCATGTCAACCAGGATGGACGGCGCTTGTCCACCCTGAACAAATAAGGTATTGGATGCTGCACTGCCAACAGTCTGCGTTGTTACTCGAACGGAGTCGAATAACGGACGATCAACCAGCAGCGGCTGCTTGTTTGTAGAGGTTGACGACAATGTTCTATACCTTGTTTTTTATTTATTATAATCCTGGCAATCGAGCGGTGCTAGTTAATGCCGATAGATAAGGACTAACTGGTGTTAAAGATTGGGCAGAAAACGCATCACGCTGTACAGGTGACATTTGTTTCATTGCAAGGTTCAGCACAGAACCTTGTAATGCAGGAGAATTCAAAAGCAGTTCTCCTGTAAACGCAGCAAGTAAGCTTTGTGGATCAATGAGTGATCTAGATGCGGCCTGTTGTGTGGGTTGATCTAGAGTGCCGAGTTTTTCATAAATTGCTCTGGCAGCTTTTTGGCGAGCTTCCGTTTTAGGGATGCCTGCACGCTCGTAATCGGTAACGAAACGCCTTGCCGCCTCTTCTGGGGAAACAGCACCACGCAACGATTGTCCAGCAGCTTTCTCTGGCCCTTGAAGCTCATGGATAAGAAAGTCGGCTTGTGCTTCAACGCTGCCAGGATCTAGTCCTTTTTGTTTGGCAAAGTTAATCAAAGCATTTTGACGCCCACCCGTCCACTGCGCTAAGCCAAAACCACCTACACCTAAGGGTGCGCCAACCTTACCACCCTCATTGATGCGAGGATTGAAGCCGGATTCCAGCTGGAAATTACCAAGGGCGCCTGCGATTTGACCGCGTGAATACCCAGCCGCTTGCATGCGCTTGGCAACAATAAGAGCGTTGGGATCTAACGACATGGCTGCATTAGCTTTGTTCTCCTACCCAATTTGAACTTGCCTTGAGACCAGGAACAAAAATGGTTTGTAGCGCCAGGGTTGTAGCCAGGTACGCAAGGGTGCGTTTAACAAAATTAGGGCAGAGAATCATTGGTTTAAAGCAACAACACTGGCCTCCGTGAATCAAAGATTCGTATCCAGCTGGTTGGACTTACATGCTAAGCAACGCCAAGTATATTATTTTTGGGCAAAAATACGTGCAAGCATTGCTTGTTTTTCTGCTTCAGCAAGTTCTTGCGCTTGTAACTGAGGAGTCATAAAAGCTTGTTGTTGTGGCATTGGAGTAAAGGCTGCACCATTGCCAATAACTGCTTGATACATTGCATCAGATGCAGTACCGAATGCAGGCAGTTGTCCAGGCATTGGCGTTACATCGGGACGAATACCTGTGGCATCGACTGGCGCAATCGCATTAAGCATTGCTTCTGATTCAGCGGGGAGTGCAGGAAGAGGAGCGCCCCCTGGGTACAAGGCTCTCTGAATCGCTTCGTAGCCAACCTGGCCGGGTTTTACTTTCTTGGCTAATTCTGGATTTTTCTGCGCCCAGATTGCCATCCCCTGGTCACGCACAGCATCCATCCTGGCTTGATCGCCAGAAGCTACGGCTGCTGCACTATCACGCTCGTACTGAGATAAACGCGGATCCTTAGCTACTTGTTGAGCAATAGCCGCTTTATCTGACTGGTAAGCACGTTCTGCTGCGGGAAAAGAAAAGGGAGTCACGGAGTAACCGGCATTACCACCGCCACCGCCTCCTCCGCCGGGGCGTGCTGCATCTGCCAGGCGCAATTCGGCACGACGATAAGATTCCCCCCTGGCACTAGGAGGGATGTTACCGACTCCAGTAAAGCTGGTTCCGTAAGGGCGTCCTTGAATTAAATTCCCTACACCAGTCATAAGTTGACCAAGGGGACCAAGAATATTCGGGTTATAGCCAGGCTGTTGTTTGCGTGCCTGAATAACACGGTCCATCATTCCGCCAGGAATTGCCATAACTACCTCCAAACCTCATGTAAATAAAGACGAGAACCAACAGCTGTGTCGGCGGGACCAGGTAATGCCTGGATGAATTCGGCACCAGAGCGTTCGTAACGGTAACGAGCCTGGAACGGATCCTTGTAGTTTGGAACGTAAAGGATACCGGCTAAACGGTTGGTCTCATAGAGATAAATCTCATCCCAGACCTTAAGCGCCTCCTTAGCGTTGCTAGAGCGAATCGTACGATCCACATCACCAGCAATACTCTCAAGGCGAGTGGAAGGAGAAGTCGCAACCTCTGTCTTCTTCTCAGCAGTATCACAGCGACCAATCTGAATAATGATCTTATCGTAAAAATACGAATCTGGGACCGTATTCATGGCCTCTTCCAAGCGAGCATAGTCGCCCGCTGGCACGGAAACCGTGAAGTAGCCCAGGTGATACCGGACCCTGCTTTTGTCAAAATCAGACAGCTGCACAGTCTATTTCCGTTATGTTATCAATTATAAACGCTAGTTATCCGTAGATAATTTCATCCATCGGGCCAGAGTACATGGCCTGCATCAAAGGAGAAGATGAACGCCTGGGCGACATCGCACTGGCAAGTAAAGATTCTTTTAATTGTTCTTGAACTGTTTTTTGCCTAGGTTGCATTGCATTAAGCAAAGCGCCAAATAAAGTTGCGTTTGCATTTTGTTCATTAACAGAACCAGGGTTTTCAGATGATACAGTTGGCGCCCCTGGCATGACATCTGTCAATTTGCCTTCCGGTGTTTTATATCGTCCGGTAGCCAACCACTCAAGCTGTTGGTCCGTTAAATACTTTTTGCCTTCAAGCGCTAAATGCACATGCGTGTCATGTCCTTTATCGCCTGGTCCCAGGGCTTCGTTAAATACACCTAATTGTTTTGCACGCCAACTCAGTTCACCCGTGCGTTGCTTCCAGGGAATGGGTTTGCCTCCTGCATATGCCGGTGCAACGTCAGGACGCCAATCTCTTACGTCAATAGCCAGACCTTTTGGATGGTATCCAGTAGGAGAGTGCCCACCTCCAACACCGCCGAATGCAGGATTTTCACCAATATCTAAACCAAACTTCTTTAGGTATTTACCTATGTCAACAATAGATCTTTCAGCCATCTTATGTTTTATTTTTATTGTAAAACGAAAAAACCCCTGGTCTCCCAGGGGCATTAATGATAGAAGCCTAATTAAACACGGATTAAGTCTGCTGCAAACACAGCATCCCAATCAACTCTTTTGATTTGTCGCAGCTGCTCAAGATTATTAAATCTTTCACCCGATAGTGACATCTGAAGATCTTTTATCTCCCGCGCTGTCTTCAAACCGATACCCTTGATATGATCAGCGATCATCTGCGCAGTAGCGCCGTTGAGATTCAACCGGTTATCTGGTGGAAAAGTACGTGGCTCTTCCTGCGCAGCTTTGTCTTTAACTTGAAGAGTCTTCACCTTTTTGGTGGCATCTTCGTCGGGCGTGATTTCGGTTTTATAAGCGGTATAAAGGCGACCGTCCTGATCTTCGACCATAAACCAATCGCCGTTATCCCATTCGCTTACAACCTTGACTCGGGCTCCTGTTTTTTTGTGCTGATAAAGCATAAAGACCAGATTTAAATACCTGGTCTTAGTTTACATTATTCAGCTGACAGTGCGAGCAGGAAGATACTCATCCATGTCCTCATAAGCCGGAGCTTCATCAGGCTGGATGTAGCAAACCTCAACAAACAGGTAGCCGGTCAGGCCTGCAGAGGAATCTGCATCAGAGATGTAAATACCGCCAGAGGTGCTGGTATCGTTT